CGACCGGCCGGAGGTTGCCTACAACGGCCCAACCCGTAACGCACGCAGCGTGTGGACGATCGCCACCAAGCCGTTCCCGGGGGCGCACTCCGCCGTCATGCCGCTCGAGCTCGCCGAGCGCGCGGTGCTGGCCGGGTGCCCCACCGGGGGGACGGTGTTAGACCCGTTCGCCGGCAGTGGCACGACGGGCGTGGCGGCGCTGCGCAACGCCCGCTACTTCATCGGCATCGAGGCAAACCCAGAGTATGCGGAGATGGCACAGCAGCGGCTCGAGGCCACGCCTATGCCGTTGCTAGCGTTCTAGGAGATTGCATGGTTCTGTTTTACCTGATCTACACCATCATTTCTTGGATCCTTATCTTCTGGCTCCTGCGCGATGTGCTGACCGGCCGGGAGCGGGCATGGATAGCCCTGGTAGTGCTGGTTTTGGCCGGCGGGTTGGTGTGGTTGATGCGGGGGGTGGGCGTATGAACGTACAGATGGCCAAGATAGACAAGGCGGAGATCGTTGCCCAGCTCATGCGAGACGGGATTGAGCACGAGCTGGCAGAGTTGATGGTTGACGCTGCTACAAAGCTCATTCCGTCGGCAGCCGTCATTGATGGGAAACTCGATCCCCTGGCGCTGTTCATGTACGGCGCAGCGGCGGCGTTAGAGCAATCAGCAGCAATGTTCACTAGCGCAGTAAAGGGTGTTGACAGCGGTGAGCCATGCGGTGCCGAAAAACGGGCCACAATGCGACAAACTGCATTCCTGCTCGGTGTGGCTGCAGTAATGACGGACGCCTTGGCTAAGTCGGTTGGAGCTGAGGAACAGGTGGTGCCGCAAGCGTGAGCATCAGTAGAGGCATCGCGACCCGCGCCTACTACAACGAGCATGACCCGTTCGCGGCGGCGTGGCTACGGAACCTGATCGCCGCCGGACTCATACCCGACGGCGACGTGGACGAGCGGGACATCAGGGAGGTGGACCCTAGTGAGCTGCACGGATACACCCAGTGGCACTATTTTGCTGGCATCGGAGGGTGGCCCTACGCCCTGCGACTCGCAGGATGGCCGGACGACTGGCCGGTCCTCACCGGGTCGCCGCCGTGCCAGCCGTTCTCGAGCGCCGGCAAGCGGCGCGGGGTCGAGGACGAGCGACACCTCGCCCCTATTTGGCTCCGGCACGTCCAGGAGCTCAAACCTAGCGTCCTCTTTGGTGAGCAGGTTGCAGCGGCGGTTACCCTCCACGACTGGCTCGACGATCTGCTCGATGCGCTGGAGCTGGCGGGCTACGCCGCGGGGGCGGTGGTATTGCCAGCTTGTAGCGTCGGCGCGCCCCATCTCCGGCAGCGCCTCTGGATCGTCGCAGACCGTTTGGGCGACGCCGGCAGCGCGAGACTGGCGGAGTGGGCGGGCATCGCAGGAAACGCTCGCCCGCAACTCGAGGCCGCTCAACGAGCAAGTGGAGATGCTGGCCACATGGCCGACACCGATCGCCGGGGACGAGAGGGACAGCGACAGGCACGGGAGCGGCAACCTCAAGCTGCTGGGAGCCGCGAGGCTGGCGGTTTGGCCGACGCCGCAGACGGACAGCTTCCGCAGCCGCGGCGGCGACCGGAAGCACGAAATGGGCTTGGACCAGCTGGCGCGCAGCATCCCCGAGATGGGGCCGGCGCGGATCACGGCGGATGGGCGGCTCCTGACTGGCTCCTGTGCCGGGACGGCGCATGGAGGCCGGTTGAGCCCGGCACATTCCCGCTGGTTGATGGGGTTCCCGCGCGTGTGGGACGATTGCGCGCCTACGGAAACGCCATCGTCCCGCAGGTCGCCGCAGAAGTGATCCGGGCTTGGATGGAAGTGCGCGGGTTGGCGGGGTGAGGGGGCGTAGCCATGGACCACGCACCCATGACCATCGAGGAGTACGAGCGCCGCATCCCGCCGTGGTGCTCCTTGCGCACTGCGCAGGAGCACGTCGAAGAGATGCTGGGATGCTGGAGCGTGACCGCCGGGTTCGCGGAGCGCGAGGGCAACTGCAAGGGGTGCGAGTTCTACGCGCCCCAGGGGGTGACAAGAATGGAAAGTGAGAAGAAGCTGCTCGAGCTGGCGCGCGATCTGGCGCGCGCAAAAAGAGACCTAGCCGAGAAGGAAAAGCACCTGGACTGGTCGCGCGACTACGCCCTCCGGCGCTGGCAGGAGGCCAACGCGGAGGACATTCACGAGCACGGCCAGCTCCAAACGGTCGTGGCCGAGCTCGAGCGCCAGCTGATCGAGACGGCGCAGGCGCTCGAGGCTCAGGAGCGGAGGTGATCCCCATGCGCAAGGTCTAAGCCGAGCACCCTACCTCCAGGCGACCGCCCCCACCGCTACGGTGGGGGCGTGGCACGTTCGGGCAGCTACGACGTTCAGGTGCAGCTCGGGCTCCCGGGCAAGCTCGAGTCCATGCTGGCCCGGGCCATCGGCGACGTGGGGGCGGTCTTCCCCAACTCGCTACGCGCCATCAGCGCCCTCGCCGAGGCCGCGCAGCGCCGCTGGATCGCCTACGCTTCGGGGGAGCTTCCGCTGCCGAACGGCCACCGCATGCGGCGCCACACCGGGCAGTACGCCGAGAGCATCCAGATCGAGGTGGACACGGGCGACGGCTATGTGCGCTACGTGGTCTACTCGGACGACCCAAAGGCGGCCAGCCTCGAGTGGGGCACCCCGGCGTGGGACATGCACAAGCTCCTTTACAGCTCCCACAAGGCGCGGATCAGCAAGAAGGGGCACCGCTACCTGGTGATCCCCTTTCGTTGGGGCACCCCTGGCACGCTGGCCGTAGGGGCCTACGTTGGACGCGAGATGCCCCAGGCGGTGCACACCTGGTGGTTGCAGCAAGACCGCGAGGACTCATGGATCACCGGGGAATACGAAGAGCCCTCTATCCAGGACGAAAACGTCAAGGTGCGGCGGTTCACCTACCGCTGGGGCGACCGCCTCACCCCCAAGGACGTTGAGGAGCTGGGTCTCGACCCGAATGAGGGGGTGGGCAAGCGCCTCGTGGGAATGGTGCGGATGCGCAACCCCGAGTTCGGCTTCCTGCGCAGCGAGTACATGACCTTCCGCACCCTCTCCGAGGCCAACCCCGAGGGCTGGATGCACCCCGGGACCCCGGAGCTCGGCGTCGCCCGGGCGGTTTACGAGTGGGTGGAGCAGGTGTACCCGTCCATCATGGAGCAGGCGCTCGAGCACGACATCGAGCAGCTGAAGAAGCGCGTGGGCAACAAGTAACGCGGGCGCGGCATGGAGCCACGCCCGCGGTGGGAGGTTGAACCCGGCTGGCGGGGAGGTCGCGCGCTGGCCAAGCGCGCCGCGCCGTTCGCATCGGGCTGGGCGGCCCGTGTCCCTATTTCCCCCTCCCAGGGTTGCGTACACGGGGGCGCCGCCGGGTTTGCTGGGGCTCGAGCACCCCGCAGCCCAAGCCTACCGCCGGCGGCCGTAGGGTGGCCTCATGCCCGAGATGCGCTTCTACGTCCAGCCCATGCCGTCCGGCGCCGCGACCCGGGTCGTGCTGGGCCTCGAGGACGGCCTCGACCCCTACGTCTACGTCACCCGGGACCCGGCACCCCCCGACCCCGCCAACCCGGGGCCGGCGCGCGCGCTCGTCACCCCGTCGTCGCGCATCTACCCCGCCGAGGACCCCTTGCGGGTGCACCCCCACCCGCGCCTGAAGTTTCGCCAGGCCCTCGACCTGGACCGTGAGCTCGAGCTGGGACCGGTCTACTACCACCTCTTCGCCACCCCCGACCGCGGGGCCTCCTTCCTGGGCCCCGTGACCGTGAGCGTGGACGCGGCCACCCCGTCGCGCACCGCCGCCTCGTTCGCCACTCGCGACCTGGTGCGGCCGCGCCTCGACTACCACCTCGCCCGCTTCGTGGACGAAGGCCGCATCCAGCCGGCCGCCGGGTATGTTCCCGTGCTCGAGCAGGAGTCCCTGGCCAAGGACGACCCGTTGCCGGCGGTGCTCATCAAGGAGGCCATCATCCCGACCACCTACGGGATCGGCCAGCACCGCGGGGAGTGGGTGGACAACGGCGACGGCACCGCCTACCGGGAGTTCGCCTACCGGTATCGGGCGCGCCTCGACATGCTCGTGGTCAGCGAGAACCCGGCTGAGCGCACCGAGCTCGCCAACGCCCTGCATGATGCCCTGCTCACCGACCAACCCCTGCTCGAGACCGTAGGGTATCGCGGCCTCACGATCCAGCGCATGACCCACGCCGCCCCCTCCCCTGAGGGCTTCATGGTCTACGGGGAGGAGATTACCCTTGACGGCGAAGTAGAAATGGTAGCGCGCGAAGAGCTGCGTTATGCAGTAGCCGAAATGGAGACCTTTTTCACACCGCTATGACGCGAGGTGTCACCGTGCTCATACTTACCGACCAACGCCACGTCTGCGTGGAGTGCAAGAGTGCTTACTTTGTTACCGCTGACGATACATATGCTGAAGGAGAAGACCTGCTAACCCATGATGTGCACCCCCTGGATCGTCACCCTACCGACCCCGCGCGCTTCCTATGCCCGGCGTGCGGTGGGGAACTCGTCAACGTCCATTGGGTAGACGAAGCACTCAGCTTGCAAGATTACTAGGCCGTCTTGTAAACTAGACAGCGAGGAGGGGCCACCCTGCCCCCCTTACAACTGGGGCCGAAATGGATTCGACGGGGAGGGGCGATTGGGCGCTGCGGGCCGAGGAGCCGGTGGCCTCGTAAAAACCGGCACGCCATAACTGGCAACCCCATGCTCAAAGCCGCTTAGCGGCGAACACTATCGGCAAGAGGCACTGAGACCCTAACCTTCTGGTAAACGTATGCTTGACACCGCCGCACAATGGAGTGCCCGCCCAGCGTGCGGAACACAACATCTGGTAGGGCTACGCTCGTAGACGCGCTCAGTCTCCCCTTTTCGGACGCGGGTTCGACCCCCGCCGGCTCCACCAGAAACTCACCGACCGCCCCGTAATGGGGCGGTCTCACGTTATCGGTGGCCAGACCGCACACGCCGCTAGAGTGGCGGTGTATGGCACGGGATAAGGCGGCAAAAACCACGAAGGCACCCGCCCCGCCCGCAGTAATCAGCCTCGGTCTCTTCCTGCAAGTGCGGCCGCAGGCACCGATGGTCTCGGGCATTCTCCAGGCGCTACACGCCAACGAAAAACACACCCTGGAGGAGTGGGAGCAACTGACGGCAGGCACCCTGAAGAAGCGTGTCTAAGGAGGCAAGATGAGCAAGTTTGGAGTGCTATTTGACGGCCGGGACATCGTACTCCCCGGGGTATATGCCCGCGTGCGCGCGGACAGCATGACCCCTGAGCGCGGCGTCCCCAGTCGGGCCTTGGCGATTATCGCCCCGGCCCAAGGCGGCGAAGTGGGCGGCATTACCCGCGTCACCCGCTTCAACGACATCCGCAAGAAACTAGTCGGAGGTACTGGCGCCAAGCTGGCCGAAGTGGCCATGGGTCCCAGCGGCGAGGTGCCGGGTGCAACCGAAATCCACTTCGTACGCGTCAACAAGGCAGTGCCCGCGTCGCTCGACCTTGGCGACGTGCTGCTCGAGGCCAAGGTCGCCGGTCGCGTCGGAAACGCCGTGCGCGTTCTGCGGGTGCCCAACGGCGGTGCCTATGACCTGCAGGTGGAGGATACCTACCGCGGCCTCTCCGAAACGTACAAGGGACTGGGGCCGGTGCTCGAGCTCACCTACAACGGCGCCAACTCCAGCCCCACCGTAGCCGTCACCGACAACGCCGGGGTGAAGACCCTCACTCTCACCGGAGACGCCACCGCAACCTTCGACTCTGACCAGCTCGACACCCTCGAGAAGCTGGCCGACGCGATCAATAACACCAGCGAGTGGAGCGCCCGCGTCGTAGGGCCGCTGGTCGGAGTGCGCACCGCCGACCTGCCCGCGCAGACCCCCACCCTCGCCGGCACCCCGCCCAAGACCACCCTCGACCTGCAGGGTAAAGCGTATGAGTACGCCCTCGCCGACAGCGCCATCATCCAGGCCACCGCGCAGGCCGCGGCCCCGAGCGCTACCGCCAGCTGGCAGTTCCTCTCAGCCGGCTCGGAAGGCCCGGCACCCACGGTGCAGGACTGGCTTGACGCCCTGGCGCTGATCGAGTCGGTAGACGTATACGGCGTCGTCGTCGGCACGGGCGACCTCGCTGTGCTGGCAGCCGCCAAGCAGCATGTGCTCGACATGAGCAATACCAAGGCCCGCAAGGAGCGCCAGCTCTACGTCGGTCCCAATCTGCAAAGCAGCAAGACCGCACTCAAAGACGCGCTCACGCAGATGGCCCAGGTCCTGGGTAGCGCCCGCGTCGTCGTCGCCGGCTTCGAGCCGGAACTCATCAGCGCTACCACCGGCAAGGTGGAGCGCCAGCCGGCCTACTACTTTGCGGCCATGGCTGCGGGTATGAAAGCCGGAAACCGGCCGGAGATGCCCCTCACCAACAAAAGCGTATCGGTCTACGGCGGCACCAAGTGGACCACGGTCGAACTTGAGGAGCTGCTCGAGGCTGGCGTCATGCCGGCACACTACGACGCCCCTAACGGCCGCTGGGTCATCACTCACGGCATCACGTCCTACACCCGCGACGCCAATGTCATCTACCGCAAGATTGCGGGCATGGACATCGCCGACTGGCTCAACAAGAAAATCCGCAAACGCCTGGGCCGCTTCGTGGGCCAGGTGGGCGACGCCCTCACTGTGAAGCAGATTCTCAACGCCGTGGTGGGCATGCTACAGGAAGAGGTCCGCGGCCCCAACAACCCCGACGGCGTACTCACCCCCGGGGTGGACCCGAATACCGGCCAGCCCACACCCGCCTTCCGCAATGTGGAGGCCATCATGGACGGGTTCGATCTGGTCGGCATCCGCTATGAGGCACACCCGGTAGGCGAAATCGCCTACATCATGGCCACCGCAAACCTGACGCCCGTAAAGATCGTGGCCAGCGCCTAAAGGAGGAGTGAACCGTGTCCCAGATCAGCACCCAGAACACCCGCCACGCCAACCGCTGCCGCATCATCATTGACGGCAAGATCATGGCGGAAGGAACCAGCTTGCAGGTCTCGGAGGCCGGCGGCACCTCGGGCGTCTACACCATCGGCTCCGAGTACCCGCACGAGCACATCCACAACCAGTACCAGGCGCAGGGCTCGATCAGCGCCCTCTACTGGAAGGAAGGGGCGATTGACGACCTCAGCCTCGGCGACGGCGAGCTCGTCGAAATCCCCACCTTCGACATCGAAGCGTACGACGAGAGCGACGGGGCCGTCCTCTTCGTCCTGCGTGGTTGCACCCTGTCCAACCGCTCGCTGGGCATCAACGCCAACCAGCCCGTCTCGCGCAACGTCCAGTTCATGGCCCTGCGCGTGGACGACCGAGGCGCAGGCGGCGCCGCTACTCCGGGGCCCGTCACGATCTAACCCCCACCGCCAGCGATCCGCCGGGGCTAGGTCCCCGGCGGTTTTCTTTCACGCCACGCCAGCACCTAGGGTGCAGGTATGGATCGCACCGCAACCGGAAGCGTCACTATTACTCACGACAATCCCGACCTAGCAGGGGAAGTCACTTTCCACTTGGCCACCCTCTACGAGCAGGTGCGCATCGGCCGCCGCGTCGCGCAGATGTGCGCCCCGGCCCAGTGGGAGCAGCTGCCTCCTGATGACCGCGCTCTCACGCGCATGCTGGCTACGCTCGAGCACGTCATTGATACCGCCCCCAAAGGCTTCTATGTGGAGGACGGGGGTGGCAAGCCAGTGCTGGCGCCAGGCCAACTGCTCGGGCCGGACGTAGACGTGCTATGGGCGATCTACACCGCCTATGTGCAGCTGGAGGATGACTTTCGTGGCCGAAGCCGAGCTACTGGCGGAGCTCAGGAAACGACCTGAGGCCCGCTGGATCTACGACGCAGCCAAGGCGCTGGGGCGTGACCCTCTGAAGGCACTCGGGATACATGGGCCGCTAACGCTCGAGCGCACGCGGTTCGTTCTCGAAATGGAAGATCCCAGACTCGCCCAGACCATCGCCGACGAAGAGGCTATTGACGAGTTCCGGCGCCGCGACCAGGCGGAGTCCGCATGGCGCGCCGCCCTTCCCGGGGGCAAGGGATACCGCGGCGAGCGCGGGGTAGTGGAGGTCTGAGGTGGAGAAGCGAGTAGAGGTCAACATCGAAGGGCGCGTACGCGTCACGTCCGATGAGCAGTCCATCGAGGAGGCCAAGCGGCGCGCGGCTGAGGTAGAAGCCGTGGCCGAGAGCGCCGGCGACGGGCTCGACCAGACCGCCGAGAAAGCCCGCCAGGTCGCCCGTGAGATTGAGCGCGCCTTCGAGGATGCCGCCAAGGGTATGGGCGACCGCATGCGCAAGGCCCTCGAGGAGGCCGCAGGCGGAACGACCAGGCCGGGCGCGCTGGGTAAGGTTGACCTAAGTCAGACCAACCCCGCAACCTTGCTATCCCGCGTAGACCGGGGTCTAATCACTACCAGCGCCTCTCTAGCCGGAGCCCGTACCTATTCGGAGCTCGAGCGCATCCAAGGGCGTCTCTCGACACTCAGCACCTATCTGGAAGCAGCAAAACACGCCGGCGCACCAGACGAACGCATTGAGAGTTTGGAGGAGGCCCTGAAGGAGCTCACCGAGGCGGTGAGCGAACACAAGGAGGCGCTGGAGAAAGAGAGCGAAAGGGGCACCGAACAGGGGCCCCAGCCGCCAGAAGACCGCTCGGACGATAGTATATTGCGCCGGTTGCTGGAGCGCTTTGGCGGTGGCTCCCTAGCTCAAATGGGCATGTTGGGGAATGCTATGCGTTTCCTCGGGCCGTTTGGTTTGGCTATCGGCGCCGGGGTCATGGGTTTCCGCATGCTCGAGGGGACGCTGACCCGAGCCAATCAAGAGGGTCGCAATGAAGTAGAAATCGCGGCTGACCTGGCTCGCCAGTACGAATACGACCGCAATCCGCTACTCCTATTCCGGCGCCAGAAGGACTTGCTCACCGACAGGGACTTGCTCCGCCTCGGGTACACCGCTCAGGACGCCGAGCGCTACGCGGCCATGCTCGACCTTCCCGGGGGTATGCGCGGCGACGTGCGCGCCCTCCTGCGGTTCTCGAGCACCACCGGAATCAGTGAAGACCAGGCGGCCCAGCTCATGCACCAGCTGGGTATGGGCGGCACCTGGGAACGCGGCAGCCTCTCGCAACCGCTCGAGACCTTCAAGCTAGCCATGGCCGAGGGTGTGCGGCTCGGGATCAGCAAGTCTGACACCATGCAGGGCCTCCTGCGGGTAACCCAGGAGAGCGCTGCCCGCGGTGTACAGTCCACCCAGGCCACGCTCGCCTTCAACGCCGCTCTGCAGCAGGCGCTCGCCCAGACCGGTAACCGCCTCCTTCAGGGGCAGGCGGGCGCGCAGGCGCAGTCCGGGATCAAGTCCGCGCTAGCGGGCGAGGGTGACTTCGGGCTGCAAATGCTGGCCCTGAACGCGCTGGGCGGGCAACTTCCCACCGCAGAAGAGCTGGGTTTGAGCGGCGACGTGGCGCGCGGCTACGAAGAAATGGCCCGGGCCAACCCCATGCAGGCGCTGCCGATCGCGTTAAGGTACATCACCGAGGGCCGCAACCCGCAACTACTCGAGCGGCTGGCGGGCGGCATGGAGGGCGCGTTTGGGAGCGGTCCCCAGGGTACCTCCCTGATGGTCGCTTGGCTCCAGCAGTATGGCTTGCAGGGCGAGCAGCTGCTCAGCATCATCGGCGGCGGCGGCGTTAGCGGGATCGTCGAAAGGGCCGGGAAGATCACCCCCGCCATGGCTGAGGGGCAAGACCTCATTGAGGACGTTCAGGGAGCCAACCGCGTCTATTGGCAAACCCGCCAGAACGACGCCATGAAGCGCGAGGCGGGCCTGCGCAAGTCCCTAGCTGCGCTTGACCTTACCGGCGACCTCGAGACCGGTATGCGTTCGCTGGCAAACCGGTTTACCATCAACACCGCCCTCTTCATGAGCGGCCTCGGGGGAAACGATCTTACCCAGGGCGGGAGCCTGCAAGGACCGGCGGGCGAGATTGACACCGGGGCCTATATCCCGGGTATGGGACCGAAGCCGACGGCGCAGATGGGCATGGGATCGCTAACACCCGACGGCCGTATCGCCGTGACACTGCCCCCGGGAGCCGAGTACGACCGGGCCACGCTCGAAGCGTTGCGCGCCAAGGGCGTGGACACCTCCAAGCTGGGGCGGCACCTGGGGTACGACTTCGCCATTGGCGACCGCGGCAAGGGCGGCGACCCCATCACCAACCCCTTCGCCCGAGCCACCGTAGCCAAGGTTGGCTATGACCCCGACGGGTACGGGAACTACGTCGTCCTCGACCTCGGCGGCGGGGTCCAGGCGCGCTTCGCTCACCTGCAAGAAACAAAACTTAAGGCCGGTCAGAAGTTGCATACCGGCGACCTGATCGGCCTCGAGGGGCAGACCGGCGCCGCAACCGGCCCCCATCTGCATATGGAGATGATCAAGAACGGTCGCCCCATTCAGGACGCGCTCGATTGGCAAAAACTCTTCGAGCGGTACCTGGGGCGGCCGCAGGGCGATGCCGGGACCCAGCAGCCGCAAAAGGTGGTGGTGGAGGTGCAGGGCCTCGACAACATCCGCGTAGAGGGCGTGAGCGGCCCGCAGGCCGACCGCATCCGCCAGGGCCTCGAGATGATCCTGGGTGCGGCGGTGCCGCAGAACCACCGGGGGGCGTAGCGCATGGTCTCCGACGTACGCGTGCGGGTGCTCACCGACGACGGCGAGCTCGAGCTCACCGACCACGTGCTCGGGCTCCAGGTCTCGGACGGGCTCGGGCAGGAAGCTCTACCGCAGGGCAATGTGACCCTACCCCGCTACCGCAGCCTCGACGCTAACACCCGGCATCCATACGCCGACCTAATCCGGGTCGGCGACCTGGTGACGGTGGAGGCGTACGCCTGGACCGGCACCCGCGGAGGCTGGGAGACGCTGCTCCATGGCCCCGTGACCGCTGTGGCCATTACCGAGGCGGTCAACGACGGCCTGCAGGCCACGGTGCAGCTCTCGGTCGCGTCCATGGCCCACATCCTGGCACAGGACGCGATCCGACAGTGGATGTACCTCGGCTCGGTGGAGGGCTGGAACCTGGTGCAAAGCAAGCTCACCACCGCCGAGATGAGCGGCACGCCGGCGGAGGTGGCCTTCCGTTACCTGACCCGCGTGGCGTTTCACCACGCCATGTACCGCTACCAGGGATTGGGGCTGGCCGACCTCATGCACCTCGATTTCGACGGGCTCGAGGCCGTCGGGCCCCTGTTCACCGAGCTGGTGGCGGCAGAAGGCACCCACCTCGAGATCATCAGCCGGTTGCTCGACTACCCCTTCCACGAGCTCTACGTCACCTCCATGCAGGAAGGCGACATTACCGGTCGCTGGCGCCACCTGGCCGCGAACGCCCCGGGACGGAACAACGGCGCCACCGCTGTGCGCTGGCGCGCGGCACCATATCCCTACGCCGACCGCAGCGGCCGTGGGGTGCTGAGCGCGTGGGAGGCCCTGCCCCTGCATACGCTCGAGCAGGATCTGCACTTGGTGCGCGGCCAAAGCCGGGCCCGCACCGACACCGCCGTGCGCAACTTCTTCATGGCCTACCCCGCCCTTTCGTTTACCGACGATGAGTTCCTTTTTGGCCTTGGGGCCGTGATCGCGCACCGCGCCTCGATCCAGCGCTACGGCTACCGGCCGATGAACATCCGCACCCACCTCGTGCACAACGACGGGCAGGACCGCGAAGGTGTAGCCGACTTCATGTTCGAGCTGACCTACCGCCTAGCCGGACAGTGGAACCGGCTGCATGAGATGATGAGCGGCACGCTGCAGGTGCCCTTCTACCCATGGATACGCCCCGGGGAACGGGTGCGCGCGCCGAGTCTGTGGGACGCTGAGGAGCTAGCCGAGTACCACGTACGCGGGCGCACGCTCTCCTGGCAACCCGAAAGCGGCGGCAGTATGACGCTGGCCGTCGAGCGCGGTCTGCCAGTACGGGTCTATGAAGACCCCGACTGGTTCGTGGCGGGGCTCGAGCGGGTGCGGGTGGGCAGCGACATATACGCCCGACCCTTCGCTTGGCGCGACGGGCGGTAGACTGAGTGCATGAAACGCTTCCTTGCCGGATTGCTGCTGCTCATGGCCTTTGCCGTGCTCGCGCAGCAGGGCCGCCCTGGGTCTCCCCTACTTGGCGTTGAGTGGGCGCGCCCGGCCGACCCCATCTTGCCCATGAATGAGGACATGCACGCGGCGGCCATGACCCACTTCGCCAACATGATCCGCGATCTCTTCGAGACGGAGTGCGCCGCGCAGGAGGAGTACACATGGGCCGAACCCAACCTGGACCGGCAGCTTGAGATCGTCGCCGAGATCAAAGAGGCCATGATCGCCGCCGGATGGACCGCGCCCGGGCCCATGATAGACACCTCCCCCTACTACGTTCCGCCTACGGGTTCCGCCCGCCTGCGGCTCTTCAAACGTGGCGGCGAACAGGCGTTGCTCAACGTAGCTGTGTACCTCTACCAGGGCGTCATGCTCGACATCTGCCTGCTCCCCTGAGACTGTCCTTGCCCCTACCGTAGGGGCATGATCAAGGGCATCCAGCTCGCGCAGGTTGTGGACACGCACCCTAATGAATATGCGGTTTCCGTGTACTTCCCGCACATGGTCGCCCTGGCCGGTCGCGGCATCCGGGTCCGCGTCGCCGGGGCGCTCTTCCACCCGGAGGGGGGCGCGTTCGAGCTGCCCCAGCCAGGCGACTGGGGCTTGGTAGCCTTCTACACCGAGGATGAACGCGCGGGCATCTGGATTACCGGCATCCCCGACCGTGGCTGGAACTCCGTCCCCCAGGAGCTGCTGCAGCGCGACCCCGGGGCGCGGCTCGAGCAACACGCCTCGGGGCGCTACACGATCACCGAGGGCGACGGCTCGAGCGAAACCGTGTGGCCAGACGGCACATCACTGCAGGTCCTAGCCAAGAAGGACGGTCAGATCGGCAACCCAAGCTGGCTCGGGCGTTTGTGGGACCGCTTCGTCACCCGGCGCCGCAAGCGCGCCTGGAACCCACCGGAGCGCGAAGCCTGGACCCCTAAGCCCCAACCCCCGGTGGACCTGTACCTCAAGCACTCGAGCGGGGCCGAGCTGCACCTGAGCGCCGACGGCAGCCTGCGGGTGCGTACCGCCGGCGGGCATGTGCTCGAGCTCGACGACGACACCGACGCCGCCCGCGACCCGGAAACGGGCGACATAACCGCCCAGGAAGACGGGACCCGCGCCGCCGTGCGTGTGACGACGGCCGGCGGCCACGCCCTCACTCTCTACGACGGGGACGGTACCGACGCCTACGCCGAGCTGGCCACCGACGGCGGCCACAAGCTGGTGCTCGACGACGGCGGCAAGAAGATCACGGCTGAGACCCCCGGGGGGCGGACCCTCGAGCTCGACGACCAGGGCGGGGCCACCACCGTACGTGATCCTGCAAAGGTCATCGTGGACGCTCCCGCGGTGGAGCTCGCCGGCGAAGGCGGGGCGGCCGTGGCCCGGGTGGGCGACCCCGTACAGGTCACAGTCAGTGTGCCCTGCTCGAGCGGTGGCACCTGCACTGGTACGGCCACCGGTCAGATCACCGGTGGATCGGCCAAGGTCAAGGCCCAGTAGACCCACCCACCGCCCGGGAACCTAGGGTGCAGACATGGCGCACCCGACCCAAACCCATCGCCAGCGGCTACGGGAAGCTGCCTACGTGCTGCGCATCCGCGAGGACGGCGCCGCGCACCCGGTACCCGGACACCCCATCGCCGGGCGCGACGGAGTGTTTCCCCTTCCCATCCCGCCGCAGTCCGTACGGGTCAACCAGCCCAGCCGCATCGGGGTCATGGACACCCGCTACGGGGCCCTGGCGGATGAGCAGGGCGCGGGGCCGCCGCAGTGGGAAATCGAGGGGCAGTTCCTGCTCACCCCCCGCAGCGTTGGAGGCGTGGTGCTGGACGCCTATGGGTTGCAGCGAGCGCTCGAGGACTACATCGGCTACTACCTCGAGGCCAACCGCGACCGGGCCCGGGAACAGCGCCCCCTGCTCACCCTCGAATGGCACGACACCTATCAGGGCCTGAGCTGGGAAGTGGTACCGCTCGCCGTCCCCCGCGGGCAGCGGTCGAACGCTGCGCCGCTTGCCGAACGCTGGACGCTCAAGCTCCGGGGCCTGCGTCCCGTAGGCCCCCCGCCGAAACCCGCCGACCCCGTTTCAAGCGGCCTCGAGGTCAACCCCGAACGCGTGATAAGTGACTTTTGTGCCGCACAGGAGGTAGCCGGTGGCTAAGTGCAACCTGTGCCCCGCTTCTACTTCGCCCGAAACCGCCCAGATGGTGGAAGCCGCGGTTACGCCGCAGGTTGCGGCGCGCATGCGAGCGCGTGCAGCCATCAGCTTGCGCACCGATCGAAGCGGACGCGTGCGCGCAACCGGCTCAGTCAAGATCGAGGCGGCCAGCCAGCTAATAGAACGCGCCGCCGTGAATGTGACGAACACCGATGCCCGGAACATCCTCAGCGGCGTAGCCGCAGTCATGGCTACCGCCAGTATCCGCCTGCGTGACGGCCAGCCCCCGGAGCTCGTGCTCGGGGCCGGCGCCGGGCTCACGCTGGGCACCTGGGATACCGCCCTCGCCGTTTCCGCGCTCACCAGCGCCCGCAACGAGATCGCCGTGAATGCTTCGCTGCGGGCGAGCTATCGGCTCGTGGACAAGCTGCTCGAGCTCACCGTACGCGCCAATGAACGCGGTCTGAGTTGGGGCCTGGGCGTTGAGCTGCCCTTCCTGCAATATGTGACCTTTCGCGGCCTCTACCGCTGGCAGGCGGGGGGCAACGTCCGCACCGAGCTCACCCTGGGCTGGGCTTGGCGTCAGCAAATCCGCCTTGGAGGGAATAGCCAGTGACTGACACGCGCGACCTCGGATGGAGCAGCAAGACGCTCGAGCTAATCATGGAGGGCACCGCCCCGGCTATGGAAGGCGGCCACCAGCAGCTTGCCAAAGCCCTCTACCGGCGCCTTGTCACCTACCCCGGCGAGCTACCGGCCCACCCCACCTATGGCAGCCGCCTGCGGGACTATGTGGGCGAGGTGGCCAGCGAATGGCGCGCGCGTCTGGCGGCGCTCGAAGCTAAGGTAGCCCTGGAAGCCGATCCGCGGGTGCGCGCCGTAACCGCGAGCACCGCCAAGTACCGCGCCGACGGCGCGCTCGAGATCGCAGTCACCGTTGAACCCGTGGACGCTGAACCCTTGAGCATGACGATCATTGTGGAAGGACCCTGATGCCGAACGCGACCTATACCCCCCTGGAAGACGCCACGCTGGAGATGCTACGGTGGTTTTTCTATCGCACTGGTATTCCACCCAGCGCAGCGGACGGCGACATACTACGTACCATTTTCGAGGCCGTCGGGTTCGAGATCGAGGATGTGACCAGCCGCTTCGATGAGCAGCTCGAGCTGGCTGTGCCCGAAGCTGCGTTCCGGGCGTTCGGCCTGCCCCGGGAGACCTCAGTAGCCGCTGTGGTCACGTTGCGCTTCTCGCGCTCAAGCGCCGCCCCCGAGAGCTACCTGATCCCGGCCGGCACCCGCGCGCAGACCCCCAGCGGCGTACGCTTCGCAACTACCCAGGACACCAGCATTGCGCCAGGTGACACCTTCACCGACGTGCCCGCCCAGGCGGTCGAACCCGGATCGGCGGGGAATGTGCCGGCCGGCAGCGTGACCGAGCTCGTAGATCTGATCCCCGGCGTGGAAGCCGTCACGAACCCCCAGCCCGCTGTCGGGGGACGCGACCAGGAGGCCTTGGAGGACCAGCTCGAGCGCTTCGCCCGTTTCTTCGCCAGCTTGCAGAAGGGAACGCTGCAATCCCTCGAGGCCGCCGCGCTCGAGGCCACCAGTCCCACCGGCGAACGCATTACCCAGGTCCTTGCACGCGACATTACCCGTGATCCTGCTCTACCCCCAGCCGTGGTCGTGCTCTATGTGGACAACGGCTCGGGTAGCGTGACCCCGGAGATGGTGGCCTACCTGCAGACCGCTCTCGACGCCGGCCGGCCCGCCGGGGTATCTCTCGAGGTCGTCGCTGCAGCCCCGCACTATGTGGACATTCGCTTCCAGGTGGACGGCAGCGATGAGGCCCTAGCCGCTTGCTATGAGGCCGCGCGCCAGTACGTGCGGGGCCTGCAGATCGGCGAGAAGGTCAGCCGCGAGAACCTGATCACCGCTCTCACCAATGCCGACCCCGGCGTGCGTGAGATCACCCTGCTCGAGCCCGCCGCAGACGTAATGCTCTCCCCTACGGAGCGTGCTGTCATAGGTGCCCTGGACGGCACCACAATATAAGGAGCAACCATGCCGCAATCGTCTAAGTACGTACCCGCGCCGTTCAAGAAAACCGCCGGCGATCCGTATGGTGATCCCGAAGAGGTTTTCGCTAGCCGCCTAATGGAAGTGGCCGCTGCCGTCGGTTTGCAAAACGCCTTCTACCCCAGCGACACCGACGTGGACAATGGCAGTCCCAACCTGCTCGACCACCCCGACCACACATTCTTCATGACCGGCCCGAAGGGGAAAGTGGTAACGGTCTTCAATCGTAGCAGCGGCGTAGACCCAACCCCCGGAGCGCCCAACAACTGGCTTCCTCAGCGCATATACAGCTCTTATATCTTCGGTGAAAACTACGGCGCAACGGATGACCTGCCGAGCGAACCGGCACCGCCAGCATGGTACAAGGGCGGTTCGGTGGACCTTTGGAACTCCAGCAATAATAACTATCTGCTGTGGGACTTTAGCCTAGAGCCAAACACTACGTACACATTCAGCTTCTACTACAAGAAGCTCGGCGACGACGACTGGACCGCTAACCTGGATGCTGGTTCTGGCACCAGCGGCTCGAGCGCCTATGACCTGTACCAGGATGCCGACGGCTTGCCAGCCGCGCTGGGCACCTGGGCGCGCAAGGTCATTACATTCACGACTACCAGTAGCGGGGTGGTGCACATCTACCTGGGCGGGCGCGGATCGTGGGACGGCTCAGAACACCAGCGTGGTCTACGCGTCGCATTCCCCCAGCTGGAGCAGGGAGACAGCGCTACGGCGTGGCGGCCGCCGCGGTTCTGGGTATATCACGAGCTACCCGCCCCCATAACGATTGACGAAACGATAGACCCGAACACCAACTACGCGTCATTGCTAACCGTAGCGCTGCCGGGTAGCGCCGTGGCATTCAAGCTCGACGCGCGTCCCAACTGGACCGATGTGTCCATCTCTCCCCGGTCACGCCGCACCTGGCAAGGTCCGGTTGCCCCCAATACATCAGACACGACGACGATGGAGCCCAGCTATGACGTTGGTGGGGCCTCTCACCCTATGCTCGCCATGGTGGAACCGCGTCCTAACCCCGGGCTGGGGCTGCAGTTCTATTCCGTGGTGCGTTATGGATCGGACACCCCACGCACGCGCGTTGAGATACGCGGCGTCTGGGTCAAGCACAAACAGATAGGCGGCCTCCTAAAGGCCGACTCGAGCGCCACCTCCGGAGCGGGGCACACCAAAACGGTCGCGTGGCGGGTTACGGACCTCGGCAACCACCAATTCCGGGCGGTGTTCGCAACTACGAACCTCGGCCCATACGCTGAGCACACTCACGCCGTAGATGTCTACTGGCACAGCGCCGCCAATGAGCTGATATACGACAACTCGCAAAACTCGACCTCCAACCAGTCCGACGTGCGGCCGCATACCTCTATCGGAGTTCTCAGCTTGGACCTCCACCAGGATGAGGATCTCTTCATTGATGCAATCGGCAATGCGCAGGGTCTCGCCCTGGCCTTCTACCAAGCCGGCGCATACAAGGTGCCTCTCGTCCTGGCCGACTTCCTCGACCCCCCGGCGCCGGGTGACGACGGCAGCGTATGGGCGCGGTGGGGCATGCTAACACCGCACAACCGTGTGGGATACAAAATCGCGGCAGCCGGCCCACTGGCCCGTTCATACCAGATCGCGGCCGGGCGCAATTTTCATACTCCCACCGGGTGGAACCACTCATATGCCACCGGGGAAGCGCCTATACCATACTTCGAGTTCACGCTCGGGGTCAGGGTCATGGATCGCTTGCACCTGTTTGAACCATACGTCGCTCGCTCCGACTCCGTTGCCTCTAACCGAGGGCGCCTAGCCAATATCCGCGTCGCTCGAGGTGACGCCTTCAACGCCAACCTTGGCGACAGCTGGCTAGCTCAGGACGGCAGTCGCTATGTGTTCATCTGGAAAGAAGCGATGTTCTACGGCGAGTCGGATGAGCATTTGCTGTTCATCAAGCCATAGGAGGCACGCATGCCCAAGTATTCTGCAAACCTCGCATCCCCTTTCACCATCGGCCAGCTGGCCGATCAGTACAAGACCGCCTTCGACACCCTTGGCTGGGGTACCGGCAAAGTTAGTATTCAGGGCGGCTACCGGTTCACCAGCCAGCAGGCCGACGACTCTGCCGACACGCCGATCTCCATTACTCCCGACGGAGCGGTGGCAGCGCCCGACTCCATTACCAGCATCACGGGAGCCGACTGGGTAGACAACTACGCCGGCAAGGTCTACGTCTACCCCGTTACCGACGGTCATCACCGCTGGCCGCTGCTCTTCTATCTGCCCGGCTTGCGGGCTTTCCGCATCACGTTTACGCCAGTGCACCGCGCCGACGGCGCCGACAGCGGCCCCTTTTCCGATCTGGACATACACGCGATGGATTCGGTGTACAGCAACAACGCCAGCGACATCACCACATCGGCTCGAGCCGCCAGCCTCAAAGACTCCAATTGGGGAAGCGATTACACGATCGGACAGTCCTACACAACGTTATGGAGCCACGACGCCCTTGGCGGCGACGCTGAGGTAGCCCAGCACGCCCTGATTTACGCCAAGAACGTCGTCCTGCGGATTGACAAGATCGAGTACATCGTGACCCCGGACGCCTTCGGAGTGCAGGGCCCCAACCTCGACGGCCCGCTCTTCGAGTTCCGCTTTCTCGACGGTTCCGGCTACGCCTACGGGGTCATGCAGCCGCTACCGGTCAAAGACGCCTATCGGCCGCGCGTGATCCTATTGCCCCCGCACTACCAACGCGAGAGCGGCTTTTCGCATCTGGATGATTGGAAGCCGACCCATCTAATAAACCTCCTCTTCAACGCCTTTCGTGAGGACGACCTGCAACAGGTTGGCATCTTCAATAGCGGGCTTCCGGTTTATGCAGTAGTCAAGCACTATTCATACGGTGCCGACCTGAACGTGTTTTTGGCGTCCAATGACGATCACCGGGGATTTGCCTTGCGCAGTGTCCAGTCCGGCTCGAGCTCCATTCACGTCGTTGCCGATCGGGTAGACAAGTCGTCAATCTATCCCGCCAACCCTACGACCGTACCCGAACGGCGCGAACATCTGCGCTGGCTCTATACGGATTACGACAACTACAGCACGGCCACGCGCGCGCCGGCTCGTACCGGATGGCTCATCAAGGTAGAGGGGCAGACGCGCATACTGCAACGAGGCGGCGTGGATTTGGTGTTTGCTCCGTATAGCAATACCTACACATTCGCGTTATACAGGGTCAGCCGCAATACAGACGGCGAGCTGATCTATGAGGAAAAAGTGGCCGACATCGCCATGACAGGCAACGGCACTTCAGGCGTCGGCAAGATCAGTTTCGATGCGCTTGGCTTGAGCCTCGACACCGGATACTACCTGCTCGTTCCGCCGTCCAACTTGCGACCGGTCGGCACGCGCGGTATTCCCAGCTCTAGGAGCCCGGTCGGCACCGGAGCGCGCATGCTGGGCCCGGTAGTATGCCGCGATCTATCCGACGACTCCGGCTGGACCGCTGGATCCACGGTGCTCAACGTCACCGGTAACGACTTTTCTATTGCTCCCAGCAACGCCTCCATACACGGCAGCTTGAGCTTATGGCTCGAGTTCGACGTGGGCGATACCCCAAGCAACCGGGTTACGTCATATGCCGAAGACTTGGCGCTGGTCACGCACTCGCCCGGTGACAGCACACCCAAACCCCACCAGTATGAGCTCTTGCCGCTGGAAAATACGGAATACACCAGCAACGGCAACTGGGCCTATGGCGCCTTCATGCCGTTCATACTCGATCGCGCCCTAGCTGGCGTTGAACCCGGTTACGTCTGGCAACTCTCGCCGCTCCCTGGGTGGTTCAGCGGTGCTCGCGGCTACTATACGACTGCCCGAAGCGCACCCACACTCGAGTTCGAGCCCGACGTAACCGAGCGCTTCCCCGCCTGGATGGACCGGCCGTACCGCGACAGCCTACCGCTCGAGCGGCTAGTTATGCGGCCAACAAGAGACGTCGCGGCTGGCAATAGCCATTCCAACGCCGACGGGTCGGAGGATTTCGTGGCTTTCATCAGCCGGCGCGACAGCAACCGCCCCTGGAGCGTCTGCTTCCACGTCGAAGCGGAGGACTAGACCATGCCCTTGTGGAGTCTCACACCGACCGATGAGGACGTACAGCATGCGCGCGCAGCCGCCGCATCTCGATCCCGCATCCAGGCCCGCTACTGGCGCAATGCCAGCACGCCGGGCCTCATGGACGACGGTACGGGTACCACGTTCCACTTGGCATTCCGGCGCCTAACGGACGCGCCTGCCGGTTCGGTTACCTGGCTCTACGACCAGACCAACGTAGTCAACTCGCTTTACCCGGCAATCACCCTGCGCAAGGCGCTCTCGCTACGCGCCGGCCTCGTGGCGGCGCTCGAGCCGGCGGTATTGAGCCTCGAGGTCACCCCGGTAGATGACGACACCGCGCGACTTACAGTAGTGCTCGACAAACCAGGCTCGATCAGCATGTTCCTCAAGGGACTCGATGCCGATGGCAACGAAACTGGCCTCATCACTGCTGGCGACGGGGCAGACGGCACCGGCTCCAAAACCCTCACCATGGACTTCCCCCGGCAGGACGGCCTCTACCGGATCGTGGTGCGTGCGGGTATGACCAAGTACGCCCGCGACTACAACGCCGACACCCCCACCAGCGCGCTCTCGACCTACGCCTCTGCCGCAAACGACGTGATGGGCGGGAGTTACCAGACCGGAGTGCTCGACGGGCGCTACGCCTTCGCCAGCGCTATCTATCCTCTGGCCGATCCGTACGGTTTTGATTCGGACGCAGTTCTCAACGGCCCCGACTGGGACACTGACGCCACCCGGCAGGCCATGGTGCAGACCATCGCCGACCGCTCGAGCATTGATACCGCCAAGCGCTTCCTCGACGCCATGGTGGACAAGGGCGCTTCGCCGTATGACGCCAGCAACACTGACCCCGACTACTACAAGAACAAGGCGGTGCCCGCCACCGACGAAGTGTACCAGGCGGGCGGCGTCGGAGCCTATCACGATGTGTACGGTGCCTACCCGTCGTTTACCTATGACACCACCAGTAACGACGGCAGCTATTTGTCCGGCCTCAAAAACGACTTCATCAGCGCGATCCAAACAGACGCGGACGCCGCAGGCTACGATCGCGCCTACGGCGAGGTATACCAGGCCGCGCACGACGCCGAGATCACGGGCGGGCTTCCCGAGGGCGCGACCGCTTGGCCGACCACCACATCTTCGGGGCAGGCAGCGGCCGTCGCTAGGCATGTGTATGAGTCTGGCTTCGCTCGAGCGGCCCAGGAAATCTACGATGCCGGGCGCACCGACGGCTACGACTGGCGCGTAAGTGTAGACCCGGCGCTCGAGCCCGGCACCAGCGGCTACGTGACCCAGTACCGCAACCAGGCCGACCCCTACAAGGCCAAGATGCAAGCCACGGGCAAGATTGCGGGGCTCAAGTTCTTCCTGGATTACATCGCCGCACAGTACGCCTACAGCTACGATGCCAGCAACGCCGCGGGCCTCGACGACGCCGACTACACCACCTACCTCGAGGGCGAACGCAACGGCGCCGTGGGCGTGGTCTACGACACCGGCCGCGCCAATGGCTACCGCGAGCTCTATGACGTGGGCGTCAGCCTCTTCAAGTTCAGCTACGACTCCCAGCTCGATGCTGCCGGACTGAGCTCGATCAAGGACTCTTTCCTGACCGCGGTGTACTCCTATGGGGTGACGGCGGCCCTCCAGGAGCAGTACGACCTCGGGACGAGCACCTACTTCAACGACCTGACCGACTACCCGACCGTGCGCGACCCCAGCTATGTGACCCGCACCCAGTACCTGGACACGCTGGCCGCGCACCTGCGGGGGCTACAGGGCGACTTTTTCACCCGCGTCTACGAATCGGGCGTGATCTACGTCTACCGCGACCGCATCTACCCCCTGGCCGAGCCTTTCGGGTTCACCTTCGACCGTACCCAGAAGCAGGCGAGCTACTACGCCGACCTCGAGCCCGACTTCATTGAGGCGCTCCGGGAAGGCTATGCGGGCGGTCACATCGTTCGCGTAATCCGTAACTACGACCCGGCAACCTACACCGCTCATGTGGAAGTGGAGCTCTCCCGGCCGGAAGGCGTGGTGCTTTATGTAACCGACGACAACGGCAACCAGATCGGTAGCGTGCTCGAGTCGCTAATCCCCCAAACCGTGCACACATTCGTCTTCCCCCTCGTTCCCAACGTGGATGAGGTGCTGCTGCACATAGAGCTCAGCAACCTGGAGGAGGATTGAGCGATAGCCGACTACGGCGGCTAGGGTACCCCTATGGCAGATCCCACTCCCCTGACTAACCCGGGCCAGGATCATGTAGTCGTAACGCTGCCCCTGCAATCTGCGGCAGGAGTGGATGAGACAACTACATCCGGGCGACAGTGGCGCCTCCCCCCGTGGCTGCCGCTCAAGGGGATCACGGCGGACCTCATGGACGCCCTCGACGCGGGTCTGCAGCGCGTGGACCTGGGGGCTCTAGACCAGCTCGACGTACAAACGGCTACCTGGGAGTGGCTGGACTACCACGCGCGCCTCTATGGGCTCGAGCCCCGCTTCCCGGGTGAGGCCGACGCAGTATTGCGCCAGCGCATCCTGGGCGAGCTGCGGCTGCCACGCACTACTCCTGAGGCCATCGAGACCGCCATCGAAATGGCCTTCCCGGGCACCACGGCCACCGTCTTCGACTGGACCACCGTCGAGACCAAGGGTGGGTACACCATCCGGCGATGGGACGGCACCTACCACTGGGACGGCGCCGTCAACTTCAACCCCGGGGGGCCCTATGAAAACTTGCGTTACTACCTTGGCGTATTGATAGTGCGGCTCGAGGGCGGCCCCTACGACCTCGAGGTGGTGCGGAGCATTGTGGACCGCTTCCGTCCCGCCGGGGCGCTGCCGCATTACGAGGTCCTGGGCTCGAGCACCATCCCGCTCGACGGCACCCGTATCCTCAACGGCAACTGGGTGCTCAACTCAACCTGACCGCGCGCGTGAATAGGGTGGCGGCATGGCACTGACCGGCGACCCCAATGGGACTATGAGCCTGGAGCTCTACGAGGTCCAGACCACGGACCCCGTACATCCCAGCATGGTGAACCCCCAGCTACAAATGCTGGTGACGAACGACGCCGTGTTGAAGAAGCGACTCGACGTTATCGAGGCGGCCGGCGTGCTGGCGCTTCCAGGCCGCGTGAGCGCGCTCGAGGCCATCAACGCCGAGACCCGGCTGACCGCGCTTGAGGCGGTAAATGCCGGCACCCGCTTGGACGCGCTCGAAGCGGTGCGCGCGAACGACCGCCTCAACGTCCTCGAGGGAGCCGTAAACACGCTGGACGGCCGCATCTCCGACCTGGAGGCCATAGATGCCGACGCGCGACTGGATGCGCTCGAGCAGGCGCAGGGGGCCACTATGGTCTACACCAGCAGTCCGCCCCTGGACGCCGCAATCGGGGCGCGCTGGCTTCGCCCCTTCAATGGCACGATCATCACGCTCACCAAAGCACGCGTAGAGGGAGGGCGTAACGTCTGGGTCACGGAGCCGCAGGCGATCAGCCTGCACGCGGCTTCGATCGGCACCGACGCGGGCGTGAGCGACCGTTGGGCGCTTCCGGGCAGCATGTTCGGCATGACCGTAAACCGCGCCATTGCCACCCGCATCAGATACAAATACACGGTGCAGGCGCTAGGTGTGGGGATGGACTATCGGGCTCGAGCGTGGTGGCGCGTTCCCGGGGGCGCGTCGCCGAAGGGTCGCGGCTCCAGCTCGGGTGTAGACCCCGGAGACGAAGGGGCGCCGAACAACACCTCAGGAGCCACCCTGGTCCTCAACGCCACTGCCAGCGGTTTTCAAAACCACCTCATAGATCATGAGCAGGGCGAATACACCGTAGACTCGCTCACGCCCCTGACTCCTGGCCTACAGATCTGGGTGCAGGCATGGCGCGACACGGCAGGGTGGGGGTCCGACAACAACATCCGCGGTAACACACAGGTATTCCTAGACGTGAGCTTCATAGTGGAGCTGCTGCAGTAACGGAGGCCCTCATGGACCTGATCGGCAACGAAAACGGAACCTTCAGAGACCGCGTGCGCGCGCTCGAGACGACCGACCCGGCACACCCGAACACCTGGAACCCGCAGTTCCAGGACCTGATCAACAATGACGCCATCCTCTACCGGATGGTGCAGGAGCTGGGCGGCGCCGGGGGCTTGGCCCCACGGGTAGCCGCGCTTGAAGCCCTGAACATAGGCCCGCGGTTGGACGCGCTCGAGGCCATCAATGCCGACGCACGGCTGGATGCGCTCGAGGCGCTCAACCTGGGAGACATAAACAACACCCTCAGCTCCCTCTCCAATCGCATGGACTCGCTTGAGTCGTGGGCGGCAACGGTGGACCCGGACAACGACGGCATCGGCTGGGACGATGTGCAGAACAAGCCCTCCGAGTTCACCCCCGCCGCACACACCCACCCTCTCGCCGAAATCAGCGACTGGCCGACGGATGTGGACGCCACGGAAGTGGGCTACCTCGACGGCGTGACCGGTCCCATCCAGACCCAGCTCGACGCCAAGGCGGACCAGACCGCACTCAACGACCACCTGAACGCCGCCGATCCACACCCCCAGTACCTCACCGAGTCCGAAGGGGACGCGCGATACACCAGGACCAACGCTGCAACGCCGAACGCGCTCACGGTAGGCTCGAGCCCCTATGAGTACCAGAACCCGGGGCCCAACCCCGTCGCCGTGATCGTACAGGGCGGCGACCCGAGCCTGCTCGAGTTCAGCCGCGATGGGAACACCTACTACGACCTGGGGGTGACGGCGGGCATGGTCTATCTGGCACCCAGCGACCGCGTGCGAGTCACCTACGGCTCCAACGCGCCAACCATGACGGTAGTGCCGCTATAGCCCGTCTGACGGCTACAGACCTGAAGGTGCGGGCATGGAACGCCTCACCGCCTTCATTCTCTCGATCGCCGACAGCTTGAGCCGCCTCACCGACCTGCTACTCATCAAACTGATCGTAGGGGTACTGATCTGGGTATATTCCCCATGGCGAGAGGCGTACGGCATTTTAGGTGCCCTTGTCGCCCTCGACTTCCTTACCGGCGTGGTAGCCGCCCGGCACAGGGGGCGCCACATCACCAGCGCCATCATGGCCACCAAGACCGGCGCCAAGCTGGTGGTCTATGGTACCGCCCTGGCCGCAATCAATCTGGCTGAGCGCGGTGTCGGCCTCGGAGCCCTATTCACGAGCGTAGGCCTAGGCATGCTGATAGTGACCGAGGCCCTTTCCATCCTGGAAAACCTGCAACTCATCTATCCCGATCTACCCATTCTGCAACGCCTCGAGGCCATGCTACGAGATCGCGCACCGAGGTCCGACGTTTAGTAGCCTGACCACCGCCGTTTCTACGGTGGCGGCATGGCAAAGCGACTGAAAAACCCCCCTGGTACTCATACTGAGTTTCTCAAGCAACTCGAGCAAAGCATTAAGGAGGCCCATCTGGACGGCACCCCGGGCGGCATCCACGCCTTCATTCCCGGCACCCCCGCCGCAGACGCCATAATGTACATTTACGTTCCCACCGAGCGGGTGAAAATCCCGGCAAACGGCAACCACTTCATTTACGCCGATACGCCGCCGCAAAACGACTGGACCGCCAGCATCGAAGGCGCCAGCGGGATCATAGTAGCCGGCATTCAGGCTGGCCAGGACGTGGGCAGCTTCGACTTTCCTATGGGCGACGCCTACCTCGAGCCGGGCCAACCCCTGGTGATACTGGCACCGTCTACCGCCGACAGCGAAATCAAGGACATCGCAATCGCCATTGAGGTCCAGCGGGCCGAGCCCGGCGAAGGTCCTGCGGACGGCGGGCTTGGCGGGGTCGGCGTCATAGTCATGTAGCCATGGACCCCACGACAGCCCTCCAGGACAAGGTGCTCCGCATGGTGCACGCCTTCGAGGGTGGGCACCTGGCCGGCAACTTCGACGGACAGGTGCTCTCCTGGGGGCCGCTGCAGTGGAACCTTGGGCAGGGGACCCTCGGGCCGGTGCTGCAGCGCATCGTGGAGCTCGAGCCCGAAGCGGCCGCGCGGATCATGGGTGAAGAGTTCGCCGAAGCTGCGCGCGCAGGCAACCTGGCCATGGTCCGCTTCGCCCGGGCGCGCATCCTCGACCACCGGGGCCGCCCGAAGGCCGAGTGGCGGGACGCCTTCCGCAGGCTGGGCGAGCTCGAGGGCACGCACCGGGCCTTCCGTGAGGCCGCCCAGCCCTACCTCAAACGCGGGCAGCGCCTCGCTGAGGCCCTGGGATTCGAGACCGAACGCGGCTACGCCCTGGGCGTGGACGTGGCGGTGCAGAACGGCGCCCCCCGGCGCGACCACATCCGCGAGTACCGGCGCCGCCTGGGGAGCGGCAAGCGCTACCCCATGGAGTGGCAGCGGCTGAAACTCTTCGCCCACGTGGTCGCCGACGCCGCCAACCCGCGCTGGCACGACGACGTGCTGAGCCGCAAGCTCACCATCGCCGTGGGACGCGGCCGGGTGCACGGCAAGGACTACGTGCTCGAGCGCGACTTCGGCATCAGCTACTGGCGCAAATGGTGGGAGGACCCCGACCGCCCCCGTGCGTAGGGTGCCATAGGAGGTGAACATGAAGCGACTGATCTCGATCTTGCAGGCGCTAATCCAGGCCGCCGGTCTGGCCGTGACCATCGTGGAGCTGACCGCTGAGGGAACCGGCGAGAAGGGCAAGGCCAAGGAGGACAAAGCCGTCGCCCAGATGCGCGAGCTCTTCCCCCCGGAGATGCTGCCGGAGGCGTTCCGCGACAGCTACGACATCATTGCGCGCATGGTGATCCGCGCCATCGTCGCATTCTTCAACGCCACGGGTTTTTTCGAGAAGTCCGGCGCGCCGCCCAGCTAGGCGCGGGCCGGGCACGCAAGCGACCGCGCAGGCCAGGACTACGCAGGTAAGGCGGGCTCGAGCCCGCCTTACCCTTTGATACCCGACCGTTACCGCACTGTTCCGCCCCCGCTGCACCCCCTTCCACCCTTGTCTGTAGAATAAGACGCATGATAAAGCACCTTATCGCCCCATTGGTGCTGGCGGCTGGCCTCGCTTGGGCCTCGAGTCCTGATGCGGCCGGTTGGACTGGCTGGGATGTGGAGCTCGGGTGGGAGTGGAGCAACCCCGCCCCGGCCATCACGCAGCCGCCAGACAGCCGCATGCCCTTCTCAGGGCATTATTTGCGCCTGGACGCCTACTATTTGCTGGGATCGAGCTGGGGCGTGGACGTTTACCTCATGCCGCAGGCCGCTTTCTATCCGGGCTCGCTAGGCCGTTCCTGGATAGGGATCCAAGCGCTGGCGGACAGTCCCGATATAACCCTGGGCGTTGAGGCCCAGTACCAACCCGCAGGCACCTACGTGTTCCGCGCCTATGTACGCCTGGGGGGACGGTAATGGCCGGGCCTAAGCGACCCAAGTGGCTCACCCCTGAGCTCGAGCAGGCCGCCCGGGCGTACCTGGCCGCCCACCCGGGCCACGGGCCCCAGTACCTGAAGAACCACCTGACCGCCAACGGCCATGAGCTCACCTACTACCGCTCGCGGGAGCTCTACCACTTCGTCACCGCCTACACCCCGGAGGGCATGCCCGCGCCGGCGGCGCCGAAGCCACCAGCACCCAAGGCGGCGGCCGAGCCGAAGCGCCCCGACGTGCGTTTCGAGGAGACCGCCGCGGGCAACGCGTCCCTCACCTACAAGGGCGAACGGCCGCTCAGCCTCGAGGACGTGCTGCGGCTGGCCCGGGTAGACACCACCGTGTGGGAAGTCGAGCGCTATGTGGTGAATACCTGGGAGATGGGCCGGGCCCACACGAAGAAATCGCTCGAGTGGGACGACAGCCGCATGAGCGGCATGATCGAGGACGAAGGCGAGATCAAGAAGGCCCCCCTGTGGCAAATCAAGGTCTGGCTCCGGCGCAAGAAGGACGTGGACCTCAAGACCGTCTTCGAGGGGCTGATTGAGGACCTGGCCTCACGCGCTACGCCCCGGCCCACGGGAACGCCAGTACGCGTCAAGCGGCTCGAGCGCGACACCGGCTACCTGGCCGAGATCAGCGTCTACGACCTGCACGTCGGGAAGCTGGCCGCCATCGAGGAGACCGGCAACGCCTACGACACCAAGCGCGCCCTGCGCGTCTGGCAGGAGGCGGTGGCCTACCTGCTCGAGCAGGTGGCCCTCTACCCGCTCGAGCGGATCGTCATCCCCCTGGGGAACGACCTGTTCCATGTGGACACCCTCGACAACACCACCACCAAGGGCACGCGCGTGGACGTGGACACCCGCTGGCAGACCGCGTTCCGGCGAGCCGTAGCCCTTCTGACCGGCGACCTGATAGACCGCGCCCGGGCCATCGCCCCGGTGCAGATCATCATGGTGCCCGGCAACCACGACCACCAGCGGACGTACTACCTCGGAGAGGTGCTGCGCGCCTACTACGCCGCGACCCCCGACGTGGAGGTAGACAACGACCCCACGACGCGCAAGTACCTGCGCTGGGGGCAGGTCATGATCGGCTACACCCACGGCAATGAGGAGAAGCACGCCGACCTGCCGCTGATCATGGCCAACGAGCGCCCCGAGGACTGGGCCGGAACCCGCTACCGCGAGTGGCACGTCGGGCACCTGCACCGCAAGAGCGAGCGGGCTTTCCAGCCCCTCGCCGAGAACGGCGGGGTGCGGGTGCGGGTCCTGCCCTCCCTCTCGGGCACGGACGCCTGGCACCACCGGAAAGGCTTCGTGGCCAACCTGCGCAGCGCCGAGGCCCACGTATTCCACCGGGAGCGTGGCTACACCGCCATGTTCCCCTACTTCGCCGACCCCGCCCTGTACGGCGGGCTCGAGCACGAGGAGGAAACCGCATGAGGAAGTTCTACCGCCGCCTGCGCGCCAAGCTGGGCCTCTACCCCGAGGCCTACGTCGCGCGCGAGCTCGACCGGCGCGCGCAGGTCTACATGAGCGTGCGCAGCGCCTTTCTCAAGGGCCTCAGCGACCCCAACAAGTCCAGCGAGGAGCACGCGCACGTCGCAGCGGTCCTCTACCGCGCTGCCGCCAGCTTCGACGAGCTGGTGGCCGAAGAGCTCGAGCTGGTGCAGGCCCTGGCACCGAACCTGATCGGCCTCACGGCCGGCATGGGCACCGCCCCGGCGTTGATCGTCACCGGTAACCCGGCGGCGCAGGCGTACGCGCCGCCCGCGCGCTCGGGGGTGGAAGCGTGATCGCCCTCGACCTCGACGGCGTGGTCGCCCTGCTCACCCCTGTGGTGCTGCGGCGCTTGGCAGAACAAGTGGGCCTCGACCTCGACCAGGTGCGCTACTGGGACCCCGCGCATTACGACGACCTGCTCGCCGAGCTGCCGGAGCCTTACCGCACTGAGGAGGTGGAGCGCATGGTCTCGGAGCTCTACTGGGACCCTGAGACCTACCGGCAGGCCATGCCCATCCCCGGTGCGCTCGAGGCCGCCCAGTGGCTCGCCCGACGCAAGCTGCTCACCGCCTACATCACCCGACGCAAGTCCCACACCGAGGCCGTGACCAAAGCGTGGCTGCAAGAGCGCGGCTTTCCCCTGCGACCAGTGCACCACGTGGAGCGCCCGGCAACCAAGGCCGACGTAGCGGAGCGGATCGGGGCCCGGGTACTCGTGGACGACAGCCCCCGGGAAGCGCTCGAGTTCGCCGAGGCCGGCCTAGTGCCCATCTTGCTGGCGCACCGCTACAACCGGCACGTGGACGACCCGCGCGTCATGCGCGCGGAGGGCTGGCCGGCGCTGCTCGGGCTCTTGAAGGCCCTGCCCTTGGACTACCGCGAGCGGCGCGACCCGCTCGGGTACGGGAACAAGCGTGGGAGGAGAAACGGATGAAGCAAGAAAGACTGATCGGCATCTCTGGCAAGGCTCGAGCGGGCAAGGACAGCTTCTACCGGCTGGTGCTCGCCCCCCGGGGCTACACCCGCATCGCCCTGGCCGACCCCCTGAAGGGGCTGGCGCTGGCGCTCGAGGCCCTGACCGTCCCCATGACCACCCCGGGGCTCATGGAACAGGTGGCCCGGTACACCACGGAGCTCGCTGAGCGCGAGAAGCGCACGCCGGAGCCCCAGGAGATCGTGGGCATCTACCTGAAGCCGGTGCTCTCGATGGTGGCCGAGCGCTACTATGCCTACTACGGCGCCCGGAAGGGACCGCGGGAGCGCCACCTGCTGCAGCACCTGGGTACCGAGATTGGCCGCAACCTGGACCCCGGGCTCTGGCTGATCCCGGCGCTCACCGAAGCCCGCCGCGTCCTGGCCGCCGGCGGCCGCGTGGCCATCACCGACGTGCGCTTTCCCAACGAGGCGTACGCCGTGCAGGGGAACGTCGAGGCTATGCGCCACTTCTATGAGGCCCACGAAGCCCTCGAGGGGCATGTGCTCGAGCCGGTGAAGCACGCCCTGACCCACACCTGGGACGAAGAGGGCGGCCTGCTGCCGCCCCCGGGCCTCGGGGCGGTGGTGCGGGTGGAACGCCCGGACGCCCCCGAGGTTCTGGACCCCGAGGCGCGGCAGCACGCCAGCGAGCGCATGGTGGACGCCATCGAGCCCGACTGGATCCTCACCGCCAACACGCTCGCCGAGCTCAAAGCGCGCGGCGATGAACTCTTCGGAGACGCCGCAGGCTACCTAGCCGACGCCTAGCCTTCGTCTCATTAGACGGCCAAGCAACACGTCTTGCATGCTTGGCCGTCTCTCTTTTGCCCCCGCCCCCCCGACCTTACACGCCGAGGCCCTGCGGTTGTAAGGCTCGAGCCCCTACCGGCGCCGCCACAGCGGGCAGTGGGGCTGATCCTCACCCACTGAAAGATTGATCACGATGTTCTGAGGGTGCGTGCACTTGCCACGGCCACCGGAGAGGGCGGAGTAATAGCGACATTCCCCGCAGGTGCGGCTGAGCGCCCGTTTGCGCTCGAGCTCGAGGTCGGCAGGTCTGACCCCCCCAGGAACCACGGCATCGAGCTGGCGAGGCGGCTCAGGCGAGCTCTCAGGCCCCATGTGAATGCCCGTGCCACCCATGCGCCGGGCCAAACCCGCAAGGGCGTAGAGGTGGGCGTGGGCGAAGTGGGGGTCGAGGGCTAGGTGGCGGTAGATTTGCCGGACCTCACCAGAGTGTACCCGCTCCCCCGTGGGCAGCGTACGGTAAACCGGGATAGTAGCTCGAGCGATGTTCTCGAGGTGGGTCACGTACTCCTTGGCCACCGGCCATTTTTGGAGCACGCCGCCGATCCGCCGCGGCTGGGTCTTCTCATAGAAGTCCACCGGGATACGGATGCGGCGCCGCTGGAACTGGATCAGCGCCCAATCGAGGGCCTTGTAGCGGTCCAGGAGCACCCGGTACTCATACTTAACCTCACCGGTGGACTTCTGGATGTCCGACCGGCGCCGCTCGTCCTTCCAGGTGATGGCGTGGGGAGAGTCAGCATAGTCTGCTAGCCAAACTACGCCCCGGGGCAGGCGACGGGCTAGGTCTACGGCCAGGTCATAAGACGGCTCGCCGTCTATTACCACGATCTTCGCGTGCCAACGCCGCGCTAGGAGTTCGAGCGCCCGGGCCGCCTCGGAGCCCGACGCCTCGATGACCTCGAGGTGCACCAGGTCGAAGGTGTTCCCGGGACCTAGCTTGTAGACCACGGCGTGCTTTTCCGGGGCGCGCTGGTCTATCCCAACGGCCACCCATTCACCCTTGAGGTCTTCTGGGTCGGGCCAGTGGTACTGAGGGTCCATGCATGCCTCAACGGTTTCTCGCGGTGCCGGCACTGCATCAGGGTCGCGGTAGGGCAACCCCAGGCGCGAGTTATAGAACTCGGGCAGGTTGTCTCCACGCTCCCACGCCTCCCACAGCTCTGGCAGGTACTTGTTCCCACGTAGGATTTGCGAAAACTGGTAGCCCTCCCATTCGGCACCGGGGTTTTCGGGAACGTAGAAGCCGTGCTTGAGTAGCACGTCGTCGGTGATCTCGGTCTTGCACTCGGGGCACTGGTAGTGGAGCCTCGAGCCGTCCCGTCCCACTACGTCCGGCCAGCGCAGGGGCATGATGATCCCCTCGCGGTGCAGCTTGCAGGCCGGGTTCGGGCAGGGGGTGCGCCAGTAGTTCATCGTGGACCGCTGGAACCAGCGGTCTATGTCCATGCCGGGGAAGCCGGCCGTACTGTTCAGCTCGATCAGGCCCTTGCGCCCCTCCCACTCGAACCTCGAGGCCGAAACGCGCACGAAGGTGCGCTCGATGGTGGCTAGGTCCATGAGGCGCACCTCATCGAAGAGCAAGGCGTCCGCCGGGAAGGAGTCCACGCCGATCCCGGAGCGCATGCCGCGGAACCGCATCGTGGACACGCCAACGCGCACCAACCCCACAGCGTCCACGTCCCCGATCAGCTTCATCATCTTGCTCGAGGACTGCATCATCGGCCGGAAGCGGGACTTGTGCAGATCCAGCACGGCCTCGAGCGTCGGGAACATGAGGGCGACGTTGAAGCGCACATTCGAGTCTGCCGTCAACCAGCCGGCGCGGTACAGCAGCTTGACCGTGAGGCCCATCTGGGCCGCTTTCATGATCACGAGCCGGGAATACGGCTTGTCCCGGCGCTCAGCATAGAGATCCCTCAAGTAGGGCCGCCCCTCGAGCGAAAAACGCGGTCCACCAACGCCTTCGGGCCGGATGCCGGAGGCGTTGGCGAAACCAACCAACGTTTCCAGCTCGGATGCGCTGAAAACGGGCGGCGGCCGGAACATGACCTCAGCCGCAGCGCGTGCAAACTCAGGCTCGAGCGCCACGCTCACGCAACCACCCCCATACGGCCAGGCCGAGCGCGTCTATGACGTGGGGCCAGTCACGACGTGCCAGATCCTGGAAAGCAGCCGCCGGCCAACCCTCGAGCTCGAGCGCCAGCCGGTTGGCGATGGCTTGGTCATCTTTGCGCACCTTGGGCACGCCGTAGGCGTCCCGGCGGATCATGGCAGCCCCTGAGCGCATGGCGGGTTTCCAGCGGGAGGCGTAGGTCTCGACCAAGGGCACATTGTAGACCGCAGCCAGGGCCTGGACGTTGCCGAGCACCTGATTGGCATAGGCGCCGTGGATGTTCGGGCGGCGACCCTGATTTTCCCAGCCCTCGAGCACGACCAGGGTCGGGCGATAATCCCGAAACACTTCATGCAGTCGCTCAAGTGCCTCACCCCGGGGCACGGCCCCGAGCGCCAGAACCTCACGTCCATGCAGGACGGCATAGCCAGTGGTACCCCCAGGGTCTACGGCGAGAATGCGGGGAGATCGTCGTCTACTCACGTCTCCCCTAGCGTACGGACGGGGGCCGTCAGGGACGGCCCCAGCCGGTTATTGAAGCAACCCCTGTATGAGCTCGATTATGTAGTGGCAGACGCTCGGGTGCCGCACACACCAGCGCAATATGGTCTCAAGCAGCCGCTTGGCTCGAGCGCCGGCCTTGGAAGGCTCCCGTTTTGGGTGCCGGGGCCTTGGTCGGGTTTGATACTTCGGTTTGCGTGCCTTTTGCCTTGTTCCGCGTCCTCCTTTACTTTGGCTTTTATACATTTTGTTCAACCATCTATAATCTTAGCGTACCCAGATGAACAATTCTGCGAAGGTCGCTAGCATAAGCTGTTAAAAATCCCGGTAAGCGTCATTAACGGGATTTTCCAGCGCAAGAGAAGCCGCCCCCGAAGGGGCGGCGATCCGCAGGTGGTGAGTCGGGTCAGGCGGACGCGAAGCGGGCCTCGTACTCGCGTCGGTGCTCGCCCGTGAGCGCGTCGGGGTCCTCATCGCCGACCATTTCCAGCGCCTCCAGCAGCTCGGCCTCAAGGTCGCCGTCCAGGAGGTAGCCGTCGCTCGTGGCGTCGGCCTCGAGGGACGCGACCGCCTCATCGAGCGGAACGTCCGGGCTCCAGAGGCTGCTCAGCCCGTCGAGGGAGCGTGTGTGCGCGTCCCACAGCCAGCGGCCCGCGTCCGCGATCTTGACGAGGCAACTGTCGCACTCGTTGTACTCGCGCTCAAGCAGCGCCTCGAGCTCCTCACTGGCGGCCTCGGCGTCGTCGCTCAGGCGGCCCACGCGGTTGCTGCCGTCCCACTCGGAGCTCAGGCCGGCGTAGACCCGCTCGAGCAGGGACGCCACCCGATCGTCGTTAGCGAGCGCACGCAGGGCCTCGCGCGTGAGGCGCGGGTTGAGGGACCAAAGGAGGTCCCGGCCGTGCCAGACCGGCTCCGGCGTGCCGTCCGAGTAGTTAACCCAGAACCCGACCTCGCCGTCCTCGTTGAGGCGCAGGTAGGCCGGCCGCGGGTGAAGGTCGTTACCGACCCGGTCGTACAGGGGCGCGAGACCGTCACCGAGGGCATCGAGGGCCTTGTTCAACGCGTTTTTCATCGCTTCTTTCTTCATCGTCAACCTCCCTACGTCTGTATTGTAGTACGGTACGCGTACCCGTGTCAATACTTGCGCACGGTACGCGCCCCGTGATACGGTGAGGGCGGAGGTGCGATCATGCCGATGGAAAACGCCCTGAGAGTCAACACGTCGTTGAGCCCGGAGGTGCGCCCCGGGGCAGACCTGATCCAGCGCGCCCGCGAGCTCTCCCCTACCGAGGTCGCCCGCCGCGACCTGGCCCGCTACTACGCGATGCTCGAGCGGGCCCGGCGGTCGTTGCGCGGTCGGTTTTCGGCCCGCGAGCTCGAGGCCCTGGCCCATGCACTCGACTCGATGGCCGGCGTCGAGGCCCCCGAGCTCATCTACCTGGTGCCGGCGACGGTCGAGGAGGCAGTCGGCGAGGAGCGCCTGTGCGAGCAGGCCGGCCTCGAGGACTGCGGCGGCTTTCTCGAGCGCGTGCGGGGCCTCGACCTGGCCGAGCGGTACGCGCTGGTGGATGCGGTTGGGGTGTACCTGAGCCTCAAGCCAAGCGAGCGCAGCGCCGACACCTGGGGCGAGCTGGGGCTGCTCTCGAGCTAGTCGGTGCCCTCCGTCCGTTCAGGGAGCTGCAGGCGCTTCGGCGCCAGCAGCTCCCTTCGCAGACGGTCCTCAAAGACGTTTAACGTTTCTTCGTCTGTCAAATCCCACACGATGTCCCGCACGCCCTGGGCGAGCTTGACGAACTGCTCGAGGGCGCGGGTCTCAGCCAGCTTCGCGCGGGTCTCGGCGCGCTGCTTTACCGCGTTGATCACCTTGATCGCGCCCTCGACCAAGCGGTCGGTCCAGGCGGCGAGCTCGGTAGCAAGCCGCAGCGCTGCGCGGATGTCCTGCCCGATCTCGCGGGCGGTGCTGGGGTCCTCATACATGCGGGCGTTCTCGGCGGCTTGGGCTAAGGCCTCAGTGAGCTTGTCGAACTTTTCGGCCCTCTCCTTCTGGGTATCCGCTAGGTCCAGCAGCCACTCGAGGGTGGCCTTGAGCGTAGCTAGGGCGGTGTCGGTCTCGTCGAGCTTTTCTGTGGCGCGCAGGAGCTCGTCACGCAGCTCGCGGATTGAGGTCATGCCCTTCTTGGTATAGAGACCGTGCACCGGTGGGCGGCCCGGGGGCTTCTTCTTGCCTTCGCGCTCGCGCTTCGCCGAGCCCGCGCCGTGCTTCCAGCACACGTCATAGCCCTTACGCGCCGGATTTGAGCAGCGTTTCCCAGATTTGAGGATCGCTTTACAGCGTCGAGCGCGGCCGCCATTGGGCAGCTCGATGTAGTCCTCGGAACGGTCGCCCATCATGACCTACCGTATGCCGCGATACCGTAGGAGTTTTTGCCAAGTTGAGCGGTACATGGGATGTGGTTCAAATGGTAGACCCTACGGCTGGAACCGTAGGGTCTACCGCGATTAGCGGTTGTCGAACCGCGGTTAAACGCGGAGCGGTACCACAATAGCCCAGGAAGTTTGCCCCTTTACCAGCGAGGGCGTTGCGGCGCCGCTGAGCTGAATGGTTACCACGTCGTTCTCCTCGGTTTCCAAATGCTGCAGGGCCTCGAGCATGTAATGCAGGTTGTAAATGGCAGTGATGGGCTCGCCGTGGGACTCCTCGAGCAGCACCTGATCCTGAGCCCGACCATAGTCGCCTTCGGCCGTGATGCGAACCGCCCGCGAGTCGAACTCGAGGTCAACCCGCGCGGTCTGACGATCCACCAGCGGCGTCATGCGCTTGAGCGCCGCGATCAGGTCGCTCCGAACCACCTCGTAGTAGTTCGGATAGTCGGCGGGCACCACGCGCTCATATTCGGGGAACTGGCCCTCCATGAGCGCGGCGACAAAACGCACACCATCCCAGGTCAGGTGCATATGCCCGCGCCCGAATGCCACCTCAATCAGCTCATCACCATCGGGCAAGAGCTTGGCCATGAGGTCCAACGCCTTTCGCGGGACCACCCATGCTTGCTCTCGCTCGCCGTCTCGGTCAGGGGTGTCGTAAACCGCCAGCCGGAACCCGTCGGACGCTACCGCGCGCAGCCCTGTTTCGTACTTCTCGAACTGGACACCGCGGAAAATGGCGCGGTAATCCTCGCTGCTCGCGGCATAGCGCACGGCCAAGGCCGCCCGCAGTTGGCTGGCCATTGTCTTGAAGCGCGCGTCTTCCTTGTCGGGATCGAGGGCTGCCGGAAAATCCGCAGGATCCGCTGTGTGGAACTGAGCGCGCGCAGAACCGCTACGCACCGCCAGCACATGCTGCTCAGCATCGAACTCGATATGCGGATCAGCCAAGCCAGAAATGAAGCGGTGGAAGCCCTCAACAGGCACTAGCCGGGGCTCTGGCATATCTAGCTCCGACTCGAGCCTGATAGTCAGATCCACCTCACCATTTGATGCGCGCCCTACCAGCTCCCCATCCCTTCCGCCCAGCCAGATGTGCGTCAAGACCGGGTTTGCGGAACGCGATGGGGCAATGCCCGCCAGATGTCCTATCGCCTCTTTCAGTTTCATCTTTCCCCCCTGTAGACATACCGTTTGAACCCTGCTATTTCGTTCGCTGGCCGGAGCCTGTCACCATCGGCAACGATCCCGATACCGTGACTGCCCTCGAACTGCCACACCACCACCGGGCGGATTGTGCCGTTCTCATATACGGCGCGCCACCCGGATGCGGGAATGCGCTGAATGAACGCAGCCATTTCCGCAGGAGGCCCCGAAAGGCCTGGCGTCTTTGCCATTTCTGGCGTCTTCATACGGCACCCCCTCTGTGTTCATGCATGAGCGAAACCGCCAGCACCCCCACGAACGCCAAGAGCACGAGTGGACCGAGTACGGCATACACGATCCACCACCCCCAATGCACCCGGCTCTCGAACGTCAGCTTGACCAGCGCCAAGGAGACCACGCCGGTGAGCGCCCACGCGGCTCCGTAGATGAGGTTTAGGTCGTGCATGTGTCTAGTCTATCGGACACGTGAAACAGCAGTCAAGCTGCGTGGCTTGTCTGTCTGTCCTACCACCGCTTCCAGGCCGTCCAGCGGCGCCGGCGCTCCGGTGTGGGCGTGGAGGGGTTTGGCACCAGCGCCTCCCCCAGCCGGCGATACCAACGACGCGCGGCCCGACGCATGCGGTGATGGAGGCTCCGGGCGTAACCGCGCATCCTCTTGCGGGCCCGAATCGCCAGCCACCCGCAGCGCTCGCGCAGGGCCGCCGCCAGTTTCGCAGCCCGGGCCATGCGGCGCCGCAGCCCCCACGGCAATGAGCCAGGCACGGTGTACCCGTTCTTCAGGCCCACTTGGTACCAACGGCGGTAGCGCGCGTTGTGCCGGACCGCCCAACGGTAGGCGATCCGCGCCAGGGGTGCCGGCAGCGTGCCCGTGATGCGCTCGAAACGCCACGACCCACCCGCATAGCGCGGGGGCAGGATACCGATCACCTGGGCGGTCAGCACCAGCTGCCGCCGACCAGTATGTGGGTCTTTCCAGATGTACATGCAATCCTTCTTTCTGGCTTGCTCATCTCTCCCTATAGACGTATGTCCAGGGCCTCTGCCAAGCCGATGATGTGATGCAGCACTCGCTCCCCCTTCGGGGTTAGGCGGTCAGCCTCCACTAGACCCTCTTCTTCCCAGAGGAGCCACATAATAGGCGGGCTGACTAAAGTACCGGCACGGGCCGCGAGCAGATACGGCAGCCCATTCGCCAAATCGAGGCGTTGAATGAGGTCCAGGAGCTCCTTCATACCGCCTCCAAGTAGTGGGCCCGCTCCGGAAACATGGCGCGCAGAACGGGCTCGGCTACGCGCTGGTAGGCCGTAATCCCCAACGCGCGCAGCGCTTTGCGCAAGGTCTCTTCACGCACGTCTAGCGCATCGGCGGCAGCGTGCATCGGCAACGTCCGCGGTAGGGGCTCGAGTAGCCGATACATGAGGTTGCTACGGCTCCACCGCGCCGGAACAACGGCACCATGCTCTGGAATGATGACCTCGTCTACACCGCCTTCCACCTCACGGTGGCGGCGAATGCCGTTGTAGCGCTCGCCCCCGTATCCGATGACCACCACCTGATCACCCGGGCGCGGTATGAAGCTCATACCAAACTCGCGCAGGTAGTAGTAAATCTTTGACGCCGGAATGTCGAGGTCGCGCTCAACTTCCTCAACGGTGCGCCCATCACGCCGCAGCAAGGCGTTAATGAGGTGCGCTCGGGCGGGGACGGACGACCACCATATTGTGGCTGCATGGTTGTCCTCACGCGGGCGTTCAGCACGAATAAACCCCACCGATTCGGCGTAGGTGGGGCGCTGTTTGACTACAAAGTCGGCCACATCGGGATTGCGCTCAGGATCCCGCCACTCACCCCAAGGGTCCAGATCCCTAGGTAGCATCCGCCCCCCTGAGAGCCCTTTGCAGCTTGAGCAGCGTACTGCCCCTAGCCCGCTTCAGTGCGTCGGGGCTGCTCCGGTACTGATACAAGGTCGAGCGCCCGATACCGGTTTGCGCCGCCAGCGCGTCAACCTCTGCGCCATCCATGGCAGCCAAAGCCCTATAAATCGCCCCCAGGCGGATTGTGTCGTCATTGGAAGTCTGCTGCTTCATGTGTCTTATTTTACAGACAGACAGACAGGCGGGCAAGATGGCCAGCATAGCCATTCGTCTTGAATAATCCGATATACTGGACTAAACTAGTAAACAAGACGCGCGTGAGAGCGCATAGCCAGGGGGGGGCTAATGACACAACGACGACCGCTAGGGCAACTAATACGCGAACGGATGGAGTCGCGCAAGCTCAGTTTGCGCGACGTTGATGCACTCAGCCGGGGTTTGGCCGAAAAACAACCAGAGCTGTACGAAAGAATATCGCGGCCGACACTGCATGCGCTCATTCAGGATGAGGGGGCAACGCGAACGCTATCGCCGGCGCGCCTACGCACGCTTGTAGCGCTCCTATGGGACGGCCACTACGAAGACTTCGTGAGCGAAACGGGCCTCGCCATCGTGGCCCCCGGAGAAGAACCAACGACCGGTCGCGTTGCGGTTACTGTGCCCGTATATCTCGAGGGCGAATCGGCGGCGGCCGGAGCCCCGAGGCGGGAGGAGCCAACGTACCCATGCGACATGCTCTATGTGGCCACATCACGCCGCATCCGCTGCTTGCCTGAGGGCGAACCGGTGGGCGTGCGCGCTACCGACCGCATCGAGAAGGGCGACTTGGTGATCATCGAGCGCTTGGGCAACGGCCTCGAGGCGGTGTGGTCCACGGAGTCAGGGTTTGTGTACGATGACGAGCCAGCGGCACCTCCAAAACCGAGCGACCGTGTGGTAGGGGTGGTCGCATGGATCGTGCCAAAGCGGACGGAATGATGATCATCGCCATCGCAGCCGAGAAGGGCGGGGTAGGGAAGACCACCACCGCCGTCAACCTTTCCGCCTACTTAGCCGAACGCGCAGGCAAAGTGCTACTGGTAGACATGGACTCACAGGGGCAGGCAGGCATGTTCCTGGGGTTCACTACAGAGGGCGAAGACCGTGCGGGCATGTATGAACTGCTCGTATTTTCGGACCCCCTTTCGCCCATCTATCGCCCCGCAGAAGAACTCATCACACTAAGCGTGCGGCCTGGGCTCGACCTGATCCCCAACAACCCGCGCATTGCTCAAGCCGAGTTGGAGATCGCCGGGCGCGAGAACAGGCACATGATCCTGGCCGACCGCTTGCGCGAGGTGAGCGACCGGTACAAGGCCGTGGTGATTGACGTGGGCCCCACAGTCAACCTGGCCAGCCTGTTGGCCCTGTACGCGGCAGACGCCGTGATCGTGCCCGTAGCTCCCGGTGCCGCCACGCGCGCGGGTGTAGAGGGGCTCAGGACGCGGCTCAGGGCCATGCGCGACCGGTTGGAGTACGCCCCGGCGCTCATGGGGGTGCTCGCCACCATGATTGACCGGCGCGAAAAGCTCTCGCGCAACTTGATCCCAGATCTGCAAGAGAACTACGGTCCCCTCTACGCCGGCCACATCCGCCGCAACGTCCACCTAGCCGAAGCACCGGAGCGGGGCTTGACCATCTTCGAGTACAAACCCAACTCGCCCGGGGCCATTGACTACATGGCGCTAGGCGACTGGGTGCTCGAGCGCCTGAACCGCGCGGAGGGAGGAGAGCAGCATGCCCAATAAATACCAGTACGAAGGGCTTATGGGCAGCGATGCTGGTAAGCCGACCGGCCCGAAAGGGCAGCTGCGCCGGGTCGTGTCCTACAAGGTGCCTGAGGATCTGTATACCGAACTAAAGCTCGCCGCGCTGGCCGAAGGACTAACCATTCAGGGTTTCGTCGAACGAGCCCTTGCCGACTTCTTGCGGGAAATCCGCCGCAAGCCCGACGCCCTGCCACGTTATCTGCGCAACCCGCGCCCCTACGACTCGGTACGCAGCCAGCGGCTGCCGGTGGAGCTGGTTAACGTCCTGCACGATACGGTAGAGCGGCTGAACAAGCAGCGCAAAGAAAAGATCACGCAGAACAGCGTGATCCTCACGGCCATTGAGCGGGCGGTTAGATCCCGCAACGCTACAAAAGCGTCCTAAATCTGAGCCAATAGCTTTCTTACCTTCGCTTGCGCGGCAGGGGGGAGGGTTTGCATTTTTTTCTGAACTACTTGAACCGCCGCAAGGATGTCAAACGTGGTTAGCTCGTGTGTCAGATGGCCCTCAGTTGCGTTTATCAACTCCCGCGCCTCGCTAGTTTCGGCTATGTTTATATCTTTCACGTTCATGGCCTAATCGTAGCACCCACTGCATGGGCAATGGGTGCTTTTGGTGCACGAATAATAACAGTCCCGTAACAGTCGTTTAGTAACAGCCAGGGCACGGATCCGCCAAAACGTGCGAGAGCATGAGACCTAGAGCCAGTAGAAGGAGTACGGTTGCAGCTACTCGTTTCATGGCTGTACCCTAGACGCTCTTGTGGACAGAACGCAACACAGGGGCGCGGCCTTCGATCTCATCGAGGACACTAGACCACGCAGACGCCTGCCTGCGGTGCAATTCGCTGGCCCGGTGGTACATTGCCCGGGCCACCCGGTGCAGCGTTCCCAGGTTCACCACGCGCTCAGGGGAAAGCCCCTCACGCTCGAGGTAACGGCGGTAGCGAGACACTTGGGCATTGTATGCCTTCGGCAGGTCTTCTGTCGCCCCGCCGGCGGCCTCGAGGAGCATGCGGCGCGTTAGGTTGTCGGGCGCCTTGATTGTAGACCCGTTACGCACGACCTTGCCTTCGGTCAGAAGCGGCAACGATGCAAAGGCACCGGCCAAATCGGGGTGCGCTTCGGGGTGAATGGATAACGCCCCAAGTGCGTCGGGCATATATACCGCCATCGCTCGCAAAACACCGGTAGCCGACACTAGTTCGCCCATGGCATCATTAGCGGTATATATCACCTGCAGCGGGTCATACGGCGTGAACGCATCGCCGCCCACGGCACCGAAGGCAACGAGTGCGACCCCAGCCCAGAAGATGCGCTGGTCGGGGTAGGCCGGCGGTTTTTCGCCGATGTGCCGTACGGCCGCGCTGGGATGCCCACGGCGGATCATCCCGTAGGCGCGCAACACACGGGCATAGTCGTGATAGGGGGGTGTTTCGATCAGCCCCGGCATAAACGACCGGTCAAGAAGCGCACGCGCTAGTCGTTCCTGGTGGCTGTCTCCCTCCGGGGGTTCGATTCCTTCGATACACGCTAGCGCACCAGCCAAGGCGCGGATCGGCGGGTCTTCGTTTGCGTCGCGATATGCGCGCTCATAATCCCCGCGACCGAGCCGCATCTCAACCAAGGTTCGTAACCCCCAGCTACGCAGTCGCGGGTGCTTGCTGCGCAACTCAGCCCATACCCTGGCCATGGCGTCGGGGTCAGGTGCTCCCATCAGACCCCGAATGCGCAGTTCGTCTGCTCGCAGCATCGGCATGCGCTGCGTGAGCCGCAGCACTCGAGCTATATACGACGCCACGAAGTAGTAACCAAGTGCCTCATAGAAGCGTTTAAGTTCAGTGGCCGCCAACCCGCGCGCCACGGCATCGTACATGGAGTCTTCGAGCTCGAGGGGGGTCAATACGTCTACCGGGGCCGGCTCAGACGCTAGCACGCGCTCATACGCCCCGACACCCACCCGGGCCAACCGCCGGAGCCCATAAGCCGGCGGCCCTTCGGCCGGATCGAGTTCGTGAAGGGCATCGTAAAAGCGCCCTTCGCGCATTAGCAATATGGCGCGGCGAGCACGCACGATTGAGTCGTTGTGGTCAAACCCGTCTAAGTCGCTCAGTTTGAGCGTGTACCCGATAGCGTCCCAGCGGGCAGGATCTTGCAAGTCGTCATAAGTTATCGCTGCTACTGCCATACTGTGATCTCACGCTCCCTGAAGTTTTTACCATGTTTGAACGCCAAAACCACTACGGGCTTGAGACGATCCCATATCCGCCCCCCAAGGTACTGCTCGAGGGAGCCGCTGCGGGTGCTTTTTGCACCAACCGGCAAGTTGGTGGTGATGAGCGTGGGGCGCTGTGCCTGGTTGCGCGCCTCGAGCGCTAGGTAGAGCAGGCGCCGCTCGAGTTCCGCATTGCGCGTTTCGCCGGCCCCCACATCATCGAGGAGCAGCAGGTCAGGGGCGCTCATGAGCCGTATGGCCTCATTTTCGGAAATGCCCTTCCCACCATTCCAGGTCGAGCGCACCTCAACCCCCAAACGACCAATATTGACCACGCGCGCCTCATAACCTGCGCGCACCGCCGCCTTTATCAAGAGCAGCGCGCTTTGCGTTTTTCCTGATCCGACGGGACCCGTGAACACAGCCGATTCGCCCCGCTGGATCAGATCGCCGACCTTTTCGGCTACCCGCCGTATCTTCGGTAGCGGCGGCACCATTTCCAGGTCGTCCCACTCGATTTCTAAGTAACGTTCAGCGATGCCTGCATTCTGCAAACGGCGTTTGAGCATGGCCTCTGCCTTGCGCGCTTGGCAAATGGGGCAAACCACCCATTGGCCCTCTTCGTTCTCAATCATGCCGTCAGAACATACGTGGTCGCTCTCGGGCGGCTGTGTTTGTTGTACCGTTCGAGTTTTTAGCTCGGCCAGGAAGGGGTTGATCGTTTCCGCCGCGCGCTTCGCCTCACCCATGTCACTCCTCCTCGATGTAAACGCCCCGCATGTCCACATCTACGCCGTCGGAGGCGGCGGCAGGAGCCACGACCGCCCCCGATCGTCGAACCCGGCGGCCCGATTTCGGATCGTCACGAACGACGCTGATGATCCAGGAAAACGGGTGCTGCACGTCAGGCGCGAGCGCCAAACGCTCGACTGCGGTTTTTACCCTCTCGGCGCCGTCGTCATAGTCCGCAACGACGCGCGAGAGCTGATCCAGCCAGTCATGCCATGCACGCGCCGAGCGCGCCTCGCGGCGGAGCGCCTTTAAGCCATCCCAGGCATCCGCTTCGAGCAGGGCGGCCAACATCTGAGCGCGAAGTTCTGGCGCGCCGCGCAGCGCATCATGGAGTACGCGGTCGGCCATCGCCTCCGGGCGCGCGAAGGCGGCGCGGAACGTTTGAATCGCCGCCAAGGGTTCGCGCGCGCTCCCGTGGTGGGAACCCTGCGCCCCTGGGTCGGGTTGAGCGGGCGTGTCCCTCGATGTTTCATGAGCTGGATGAGTGGAGGTAACATCTTCTTCTTCTTCTTCCTTTGTCTTTTTCTCTAGGTCTTTTTCTATTTGTTTTTTTCGGCCGGGATTTTGGGCCTGTTTTTCCCGTCCAGCACGCGCGCTGTCATGCGCACCATAGGTCTCTCTCTGAGACCCATTAGGTCTCTCTCTGAGACCTATGGGGTCTCTGTGTGATACGTATCCCCCTGATACGTCTCTCTCTGAGACCTGTTTCACGGTTGGAGTTTGGAGGATTTGATAGACGTTCCGCTTCCCGTCGCGCCAACGGGACACATAGCCGTGCTCTTCAAGTTGCTTCAGGGCGCGGAACACGGCCGCTCGGCTGATGCCCGTCAAGCGCTCAATGGTTTCGATTTTCGGCCATGCCTGGCGGTCTCGATCCGAGAACCGGAGCAGGACGATGTATACCACCGCAGCATGCGGGCCCATTTGCGCCAGGTGGCCATGGTCTACGAAGTCGTTGGGGGCCCACCAAAACCCGCGTGTCCTGCCATCCTCAAGCCGATCCATGTCACGCCCCCAGTTCGTCCCACCGCAAGCGGCCGTTGGCAACGAGCTCAGCCGCGTCAACGAGGGCCCAGATTTCCGCCGAGGACAGCGCGCGAATGCCATCCGCTGGAACGGAAATATCCCCGCGCTCAGCAGCTTCGATGAGGATGTGCGGCGCGACTGCTAGGGCCTCAGGGAGATCGAGGATTGGGTTAGCGACGAGGACGCGCCCCATTTGTTCGAGCGCGTCCTGCGAAAAACGGCCGACCAGCTCGCGGCGACCGGTTTCGAGGAGGGCGTAGTAGCGCCCGAGGTCGCGCCGCGCAACGGCCGAATAGCCGCTATCGGCGGTCGTTCGCAGTTCGATGTCGGGGCCAGGCCGCACGCTGGTGATGCGCACAGCGGCCGTCGGGACGCGCCTAGCTGGAGCGGTTGTATCTTTCGGTGATTTGTGCGTCGTCTCCATTTCGAGACCAGTCTATGCACATGCCTAGGCGTCTGTCAACCCCGCGTCAAATGCTTGCAATCCAGAGTAGTGGACGGTAGATTGAAGGAGGGGGTCGAATGGACAGACAAACAAGCAGCCAAGCAAGCAAGATTGGCCCGTACCCGAGACTGCGCGGAGGGCGGCAGCTATTTACGCGCGACGGGGAAACGCTTCTTGTCGAAGACGATCTGCCGCGGGCGCTCTATGTTGTTTCTGTTGGTGCGGACGGGGAAAATGCACGTATTCTCTCAGGGCCCTTTAGCGAAGAGCGGCGTGCCATTTACCGCGCGCTACTTGATGAGAGCTTTCTTGGCATTAGCGGAGTGGCCATTCTCGACCTGCGTGAACACGATGCGGAAGGGAACCCGATAGACTGGGTGGATCCAGAACAGGAGGCTAGGCGGCGTGCAATAGAGCGCGACCTTGATCGGGGCTCATGGGCGGAGGGCGACTATTGGCAACTAGTCGAAGCGGGGGAGATAGCATAATCTGATAATCCCTCTTATCGTCAGACGGCACCACTAGATACGTTGAATGCAATAAAGCCCCGGTGCAATAGGCGCGACAGGGGACACAGAGGAAGCAGGGCCTGAAATACCCGGCCCTGCTTCGTTTTGGTAGCGGGAGCGGGAATCGAACCCGCGACCTCCAGGGTATGGGCCTGGCGAGCTACCGCTGCTCCATCCCGCAGCATTGGCGGTGGGGGCAGGATTTGAACCTGCGGCGCCCCAGAGGGCGCGCCCGGTTAGCAACCGGGTGCCTTAAGCCGCTCAGCCACCCCACCGGAGCCCCGTTCACCCCTACGCCTAGCCACCTGGGGGGGGGTGGACAAGGCGGCAAGCCGGCATACACCGACGGTTCGGCGTAGGGGGTAGGGGTTGGTGGACGCGACAGGATTTGAACCTGCAACCTGCCGGGTGCAAACCGGCCGCTCTCCCGTTAGAGCTACGCGCCCATTGGCGGAGGGGGCAGGACTCGAACCTGCAACGGCTACGCCGCCCCGATTTTCGAGACCGGTTGCCGCACCTACTGGCGACCCCTCCAAGAGCATCCGAGGGCACCCACCTGCCGACCCGGATAAGGGCGGGGCCCCATGCGTCTGCGCGCTGCCCCGCTTCCCACAAGCGGCGGTCGTGCTCCCACAACCCAAACCGCAGTCTTTAGGGTAGCGACCAGTGCCGTAGGGTGGCCAACCCCATGGAGCTGAAAACGAGACAGACAACCTTGACAGATTGAATGCTTGGTCAATAGTCTATAATCATGGACAGATTAACAAACAGCCTGCGTTTGCTGGCCACGATCGTTTTGGTCGTTCTTGCAGTGGCGCTCATCCAGTTCATGACTGCGCTAATCGCGCTGGCTCCCCACCGCTCGAGCGACGGACCGGGCACCATCGCCGCCCCCGGTGAGGTCTGGGTACTGCAGCCGGCACCGAAGAGGGAAACGGCACCTCAACGTATACGGGTACAGCGAGTTAGCTTCTACCAGGCGGTGCCGAGCCAGACGGATGGCGACCCGGAGTTTTCCGCGTGTGGCCGGACCCGCCAGCCGTGGACGCAGGTCGCGGTGAGCCGCGACCTGTTCGCTGAGCTCGGGTGCGGAACGCGGGTGCGGTTGATCCTCGACGACGGCCGGGTGATCGATGCGGTGGTGTGGGATACCATGGCACCCCGCTGGCGGGAGACCGTAGATGTGCTCGTCGCTCCCCATGAGCCCGCCATGGCCTACGGCGTGCGCGCTGGGGTGCTGGAGGTGGCGCGGCAGTGATCGCTATTCCCGTGACCGTTCAGGGCCGCCTACGCCACCTTGCGACTGGGCGGGATGGAGGACACCGGTACGCGGTAGGCCCATTTGAGCTGCGTTCGCGGACGCGCCTACAACGAGGTGTGCCAGTAATCGCCACACCGTTTTACGGCCCCGATGGGCTACTGGCAGGTATGGACCTTTATCCGCACGATGGGGAGGCTGAGGCCGTGCTCGAGGTGCACAACTCCGGTCTATACACCTTGCCGCTGAACCGCGTTGCCCAGGTCGTAGCCGTGCGCGACCGCCACACGCTTGTGGTGCACGCTCCGTACCCTGAGCGGACCGTTGTGGTACCACCCACATCAGTGACGCGACATGCCATAGTGCGCTACCGCCAACGGGTATTGGGTACTCGCGGCACGCTATCCGCCGCCGAAGAGGAGCTGCGCCGCGTCATGACAAATGCCACGCTTGCACCACCTGCGCTAGCGCAGCAAATGCACCTCAAGCCGCCAGCGGAAAGTCTATGGGTGGCGAACAACGGCTCAGCAAAAATAGGCCTATTCGTGGACGGAGTAGGCAACGTCGTCACGATCGTTCATCTGCGATAGCAAGAACCGGTATACTGAGATCAAGAAAACCCCTTCTGCTAGGAAAGCCGTCGCGCTTGACCAGCTCAGAAGGGGGAGTTTTTTGCAGCGACGTATCCGATTATCAGACCGACGGCACCGAGACGTAGGGTACATGGCATGATGAAGCCCAAGGCCCGGCGCCTTTATTACCCGAACAAGGCGTACCTCGAGGCGGCGCGTACCGCCACCCGGCAGGATGCGCCACCTGATGAGCGCCAGGAGGCAGCGGCGCGTGCCGCCAAAGAGCTTGTCCCCCTGGCGAAGGCCGTGCCCGTGAATGAAGTGATGCGGTGGGCCCAGGCCCATGCGCCGAAGGAGCTACCCGGGGCGCAGCTCAATCGCATGGCAAAGGTAAGCCTCGACCTCGAGGACCCCAACTCGCGGTCTGTCTGGTTGGTGCGACCGGTGGGTCTCGATTGGCCGCAGTTGCGCGCCATCGTCAAAGAAGACCCGGTGCTCAAGAGTGTGATCTGGACGCGCATCAGCCAGGTGCAGCGGTTTCTGCGGCCGTCGCGGCAGGAGTGGAAGCCGGGGTACCGCATCCGCTTGCGGGATCGCCACCGCAAACCAACCCCTGAGGATGAAGCTCGTATCAGCTGGCTCGAGCAATACATCCTCAACGCCGGAGCCGAGTTCGACCCGCGCAAGCGCCGTGCGCTCCGGCGCGACAACCTGTGGGACTGGGCCTCGAAGCACCTGCAGGACTCACTCACCCTCGACGCGGCGCCGGTCGAGCTGGTTTCGACCCCCTCAGGACGCACGCACGGCTGGGTACACGTGGACGGGGGCATGGTCTACCTAGTGGACCCGAATATCGGGGCCGCCGACCGCGAGCCCCCGAGCCTGCACCAGCGTTACGGGCTCGACATCCCTGATCCCCAGGAGGTTGTGGCGATCCTAGCCCACGAAGGCCGGGTTCAGGCATGGTATACCCACGAGGACCTGCTCTACCGCGTGCGCCGCCCACATTCCGAGGCCCTAGCGCTGGGCTATGGCCAGCCGGAGCCCGAAGACCTGATCCGCATTGTCACCGGGTTCGTCAACGCGCTCACCCTAAACCTGCGCGGTTTTACGCACAACTCGATTCCCAAAGGCATCCTGGCGGTGTGGGGCGACTTCAACGGGGATGATGTAGAGCAGTTCCGCATGGAGTGGGACGCCTACGTCACCGGGGTCACTAACCGCTGGCGCCTACCCGTGCTGATCTCCGAGGACGGATCGCAGAATGCTGGGGCCAGCTTTATCCCCATTGGCCAAGATTTCAATGAGATGTACTTCGCCCGCTGGATGACGTTCCTCGTAGCCATCAAGGCGGCCCTCTACGGTATGGACCCTGAGGAGATCAACTTTGAGTCGTTCAGCGCCAAGCCGAGTACGCTTTCGGGCAGCGACACCGAGGAGCGGTTGGCAAGCTCGAAGGACAAGGGCTTGTGGCCGTTGCTGCAGTTCCTGGCCCAGACCCTCAACGAAATCCTGTACACGGTAGACCCAGACTTCGAGCTCTACTGGACGGGCCTCGAGCAGGACCAGCAACTCGCCAAAGCGGACGAAGAGAAGATGCTCACCCTGGGCGAGTTCCGCCGGCGCCGCGGCGAACCCGAGCCGGATTCGGAGGTCCTCGCCAACGCGCCGATGAACCCCGCGCTGCTCTCGCTGTACCAGATGGAGCTGCAGGAACAGCAAGCCCAGGAGCAGCAGGCCGCAGGCGTCCCGGACGGGGGGGCGATGCCCCCCGGGGCCGAAGCGGCCCCGGGGCAGGAGGAAGAGGGGGCTCAGCCCGAAGAGGCCCAGGGCGCGCCGGGTCAGGAAGAGGACGCGCCCCCGGCCGATCCGCAAGAGGCGGAAGAGTGGGCCCTCGAGCACCATCTGCCGCAGACCCCGGGAGCGGGAGATGAGGACCTGGCCAAGGCCGTGACCGAGATCGAGGTGTGGCCGGAGGAGGCCGAGTAATGCCGCGGTACGTTGTGTACCTCGCCAAGGCGCACGCGACCGGCTACCCCCTCGCCGGCCGCCGCCGCTGGCGCGGGCTCGAGATCAGCATAGAGGCCAAGGCCGGCCAGTACCGCCCATGGAAAGATGACCAGGGGCGTGAGGGCAAGACCCTCATGCGCTACGACTACGGGTACATCCGTGGCACCGAGGGGGTGGACAAGGCCCCGCACAAGAAGCGCCCGGACCACCTCGACTGCTACGTCGGGCCCTATGAGGGCGCGCGCTGGGTCTACATCGTGCACCAGATCGTCCCCAAAACGGGCGAGCACGACGAGGACAAGGTGATGCTGGGCTTCCGCTCGGCACGCGACGCCAAGGCCGCCTACCTTGCCCACATCCCGCGCAGCTACTACGGCGGGATGAGCCGCATGCCGGCTGAGACCTTTGTGCGCCTGGTCAAGGAGGGGAGGCTGCGAGGGCGCGTGGTCCTGGGCGAGCCGGTGCCGGGGGCCCGGGCCAAGGAGCTGCGCACCCTGCTCGAAATCGCCCGTCGCGGGCGGCTGGCCCGGGTGCCAGATAGGGGAGAGGTATGAGCGTGCTGGCGGCTTCCGAACGCGACGTATGGAGCCCCGACCCCGACCCGTTCGTGGCCGCGCTCGAGCGCGGCATGACGGCGCTCGGGACGAGCTACCTGTACCACGTGCACCGCGACCTGCACCGCGTGCTCAAGCTGCCCCCTTTGCCGGCCAGCTACATCCGGGAGCTCTACCATGTGGACACCCTCGCCAAGGCGAGCCAGGCCGAGGCGCGGCGTAAGGCCCTCGAGCGCGCCCGGGAAACCTACGAGCGGGTGCTGGCCGGGCGATCCCCGGGCGAAGCAGTGCCCCCGGAGGTTTACCGCGACCTGGTGCAGGCGATCACGGATGAATGGTACGGCCGCGGGCGGCTCGAAACGCGCGCCCAGCAGCGGGCCGTTGCCAGTTACATCACAGGGTTGCTGCAAGCGGGGTACATGACCCAGGCCAACCCCAAGGCCCTACTCGAGCGGTATGCCGGCGTCCTCGGCGAGCGGCACGCCATGCGCATCGAGTTCGCCCGCGCCCGAGCAGCCGAGCATATACGCCACCTGGATGAGAATACCCGCCACGCCATCGTGCAGGTGATCTACGCCTGGGAGGAGGACCGCCGCCAGCCCATGGACCTAGCCCGGGCACTCGCCGACCAGTTCGGTCGCCTCAACCGCGACTGGCGCCGGGTTGCGCTTACGGAAGTGGCTCGCAACCGCGCGGCCGGCTACCTAGCAGGGCTCCCCGATGGGGCCGTGGTGGAGTGGAGCGCTGCGAGGGACGCCTGCGACAAGTGCCGCAAGCTCCACGGCCGGCGCTTCACGGTGGTGCCGGGCCCGGGCGACCCCAAGCTGGACGTATGGCCGGGCAAGAACCCCATCGGCCGGCGCGACCCCGTAGAGCACGCCGCGATCCCGTTGCACCCCCACTGCCGTTGCCGCTGGATCCACGTCAGCCGCGCCGGGGAGGGTGTGAACCCCGAGTTTGAGCGAAAGCTGCAGGGGCTGATTGCGCTCGCTACTCGATAGACAGACGCCCTTGCCAGCTTGACAGCTTTTCCATGTGTCCGATAAGCTGGACACGTGGGAGGTTGCCTATGAAATCAAAAAAGGTGGTAGCCGAGCATCGGTGTGCCCTGTGCGGACGCCCGATCAAGGGTACCCGCCGCGCCGTGCCTGGCATCGGCATGCTGGGGCCGCGGTGCTACGCAAAGTTCGGCGCGTACGAGACGGTCTTAGCGCAGTACGGAGCAGAAGAGCTCTTCCTCACCGGGTCCATGCGGGTGGGGGAGAACGAGGGGCCAGATCGCACCCGTCAGGTGAATGCCCTACTCGATCGCTTGAAGAGGGGCGGTGTCCGCTACCAGGTCGAGCACGGCCGCGATGAGAGCACGGGCGAAGGGTATGCGGTGATACGGGTTCTCGGACTACCCAAAAAAGCCAAATTGCGGAAGCGCGCCATGGATGTATGGACGGAGTGGGCGAAGGAGGTTGAACGCCGCGACATCGAGCGCAAGTTCGGGTTCGGGGAGGTAGACAAATGAACGCGATCGGATGGGCAATTACCGGCCCGCGGAACAATGCGCAGTTAGTTTTGTGGTCCAAAGAGCAGGGCTGGACGTATCGCACCAGAGGGGAGCGAAGCGAGCTGGAAGAGCTGGCGCGCGATTTCGCCGATGTGCGCATCGGGGTTGACCCGCTAGAGGCAGAGGTTCGAGCAAAAACCCGCACATTTTCCGTGCGCTACGATTCCGAGCTCGGGTACTACGGCGAGGCGGAAACGCGCGACGGGCGCACGCTACGCACAAACCGTCAGCCAGAACCTAAAGCGGTCCTGCGCTACTTCCTGAACCAGCTCAGGGGAGGTATTTCGGCATGAGAGCACAGCGGAGATCGCGTGGCGTGCGGCCAAAAGATCCCACGCTGCGCAACCCGTGTGGCCGGGCACTGGGGGAGTATGTAGAGGTTGCATGGGTCATTTCTGAGGCCGGCGTTAGCTACGCCGCTTTTCGTGATTGGCGCGTACACCGCGGGTATACAAAATGCCCTTCATTTTGGCGGTCTAGCGGTCGCACATTCGTGCGGTGGGAGGTGGCGGAGGAATATCTCAATGGCGACGGGATACCGCGCGTGCCTAATCCGCCGACGGGATGGGTGCCGATTGCGCGCGCGAAAGAGCTCATGGGAGTCAGCGGTGAGTATTTGACAAAGGCAGCACGGCGGGGAGAGCTAACTGCCGTTCGTTGCCGCCAGCAGTTTTATTTCGAGCCAGACGCACTAAATCAGATGCGTGAAAACCACAACATACCCGGGGGATGGAAGACGACGGCTGATTTGGCGCGAGAGTTAGGGCTTGACCCGCGGACAATTCTCAGCCGGGCAAAGGCATTGGGGATAAACAAGCGGCTTGCGCCAGATCGCAGAGCGCAAAGGCGGGTACGGTGGTTTTCTCCCCTCGAGGCGGAAATGGTGAGGAGTTACCGGGACATACGGCGTAGCGTTCCTGACGGATGGGTGCGATGCGCAGATGAGGCAGAAAAGCTCGGTTGGAACCGTCGTAGCCCGCTAGCGTGGGCGAAACACCATGGGTACCCGATGGCCTATGTCAGCGTTCCGGGACAGCGCGGAACGGCTAGCTACTGCCCCAAGTGGGTGTGGGACGAATACGTAAAGCAGCGCAGGCGTAACGAAAGGAAGCGGCGCAGGAGGGAGGCGGCATGACGGCAGCTAAGCCAAAGCTGGTGGAGCTTGCGGGCATGGTTTCCCGCGCGCGTGAGGCACTGCAGGGGCCGGCGACGGAAGCGATCGAGCGGGCCCTGGATGCGATCAAGGTCGTGGACGGTAGCACCGAAGGCGAACGCGGCGAAGCGCTAGAGGACGCCGTCAGGCATGCCAGGGAAGTGGTGACGAGCGCCTACGGCCAGCTGCGGGCGGCGGAAACGGTGATGTGGACCCTGCACCACGCCTTGATGGAAGAGCAACGCCACCACCCGGAGGAGCAAGGGGAGTCATCCGATGAGCGTTGACGTGCGCGACGAGCTGCGTACGGTGCTGGGCGAACTGGCCCGGGTCAGGAGCGAAGCGCAGTCCCTGGGCGCGCGCCTACGTGATCGGGAAGCCGAGTGGCGGGAGCGCTTCGAGCGCCAGCATGCGGATGAGATCGCTAGACGCGACGCCGCAAGCCAGCGCGCAGCTGAGCTCGAAGAGCGCGCCAAGGAGCTGGCAGTGCAGATCGCACGCGAGCGAGGCGACAAGTCACCAGCTCGCGGCATCCGGGTGAAAGTCGTGCGCAAGATTCAGTACGACCCCGACAAGGCGGTTCGGTGGGCCCTCGAGCGCCGAGCGACGGAGGTTCTGGCGCTGGCGGGGCGCCGCGCCTTTCTCGACTACCTCAAACGGGCGGGTGAAAAGCCCGATTTCATCGAGGAGGAAGAGGTCTACCAGGCCATGATCACCAAGGAACTGGGTGCCGAGGAACAGGCACCCGCAAAGGAGGAACATAGTGAAGCGAGCGACCTTCCCTTTTGACCCGCGCCTCATCGCCCTGCTCGGCCGCGCTGCGCGGCGGTCGGCACCTGGCGAGCGCGAGCGCAAAGACCGGCGCAAGGGCAGCAAGCGGCCATTCCGGGCACTGAGTGGCCGGAAGAGGGCCGCGCGCAAGCGCCAGCGCCAGGCGCGCCGCGCCGCAGCGCGCCTGCGGCGCGTGAGGGGGCGCTAGCCATGCGGCTCATGCGCGAGATGTGCGAGAAGACCACCTGCCCGACCTGTGGCGGCGAACGGGTGGTTGCGGACCCCTTCGGTTTCTGGAGCGAAGCGGACAAGCGCGGCATTCAAAGCGACGACATGGTTGCCCTGCGCCTCCTCGCCGCTGAGCTGGGCATTGCCGACGACCAGTACCCCGATCGCAACCCGGGGTGGCTTCCACCTGAGGAGGAGCAGTGCCACGCTTGCGGCGGCTCCGGGGAGGTTTGCCAGGAGCGCACGGCCCTGGCCTACGACCGGGATGGCCAGGTGATCGTAGTGCGCGGCGTACCGGGCGTGGTCGCTGACGACGGGGAGTTCCTTGGGTACTCCGAGGCCACCGTAGAGCGCTTGCAGACACTGGTTCACCGGGCGCGGAGTGAGCACTCGGGCACCGAGCTCGTCATGGTCGAGTTTGAGAGCGGGTGCCTCATTCCCATGGAGCGCCAAACCCGGGAGGTGGGATGATGCCGCGCTTGCGCACAATGCTGAACCGGGCCGTCGGCCACTTCCTGAACTTCACGCGGTTGGGCCAGTGGATCATGGCCCACCGTTTCAAGCTCTTGTACCGCAATGCGCAGAACGACTATGTACGCGTCGTACTCAGCAACTACTGCCGCTATGTGCTCAGTTACCCCATCATGCCGATGCGGAGCGCACTTTTCCGCCACATGTGCAAGGAGCTGGCTGAGCTGGACGGGAACCCGTGGGGCAGCGGCCCGCCCACTTTCACGCGTTCCCACGCCGAGCAGCTGGGCTGGCTCGAGCGCGAAGAAGACTGGATCGAGCAAAAGCTCGCCCTGGGAAACCTTAGCGCGAGCGAGGCGGCGCGGCACCTGGACCGGCTCGAGCGCGTCCGCGCACGCATCGAGGAGCTGCGGCTGCTGCGAAGGGAAACGCGCGCTCAGGGGGGTTGCAATGACAACAACACGTAAAAAAACTTATTTACTCATCTCATTCAAAGGTGAAAACGACATACCAGAGCAACTAAGTAGCCGGAAAGTAGGCACCTACCTAAGAGGCTATTCGTGGCCAATTATAGCTACCACAGGCCATGAGTGGATTGCGAGTGACGCACGACGCATGGGCGGTGGTCGCCAGTATGCTGTGGCGGCATACGAACTATCCGGCTGTTTCGATGGGAGCCTGCAGGGACAGCTGGCGTGGGTCATCTACCCCGGTAAAATACACGGCCGCTGGATACCAGGAATGAGGCCTCCGAAAGGCCCTTTTACTCAGGAGGCAGAGCATGATCGGCAGTAGCTGCCCGATGGATGCAGATCCAGTGGAGCTTTACACTCCTGTGGTGCGTAAGGCGCGAAAACCGCACCTTTGCTACGAGTGCAGCCAGGTGATTGCGCCCGGGACAACGTACACGTACGTGAGCTACAAGGCAGAAGGCGAGTTTTTCAATCACAAGTTTTGCGGAACGTGCTGGGAGCTTTCGCAGTTTGCCGTTCGGATCGGGATCGAGGTGGTGTTCGGCGAACTGTGGGAAGCGCTACACGCATGCGGCCGGGACCTGATTGCGCGGCGGTTCGCGCTCTTCAACTATGACCGCGCCTACGCGCACCGGCAACTTGTGCAGCGGGGGAAGCTGAGCGAAGAAGCTGCCGATGTATTGCTCAACAGGGTGTACAAGCTTGCATTCAGGGAGGAGGGCGATCGGGATGGGAAAGACAACGATCGAGTGGGTTGAGGAGACTGGGAACCCGCCGACGCATGACCAGCTGTACTTGCTCGTCCTCTACCACGAAGGCGACACCCCGCCTGAAGTGCTTGTGGGCCGGCAGGTCAGGGACCTGCTCGGTTCGCGTGTATGGCCGGAGGTTATGACCACATACCGGATGTGGCTGGAGCCGCACGCCCACAAGATGGGGATGAATGGCAAATACACCGTGGCGGCGTATGAGCTGCGTGGATGCTTGCACGGCGAGCTGAGAGCAACGTTGGCGCGGGTCTACTGGGCAGGCGGGCGCGTAGGTCGCCTGAAGACCACGCTGCAGCCGCCCAGCTGGGTGGCGGAGAGGGGGGAGGACCATGGGCAAGACGGCGATTGAGTGGGCAGAGGAGACCTGGAACCCCGTCGTTGGCTGTACGAAGGCCTCAACCGAATGCAAAAACTGCTACGCCGAACGGCTGCACAGAACGCGGTACCGGGCGTGGCTAGACGGTTGGACGGACGCACCGGAGCAGTACCATGAGCCCTTTGAGCGCGTGCGTCTTATCGAGCGGCGGCTGGACGAGCCGAAGCGCTGGCGCAAGCCTAGGGCGGTGTTCTGCTGCTCGATGGGCGATCTGTTCCATGAGGACGTGCCGGCGCGCGACGTGCTGGCCGTCCTGAACACGATGGAGCAGGTCAACACCGACCGCATCCACGCCGGGCGGGAGCCACACCGGTTCATGGTGCTCACCAAGCGCTCGCGGCGCATGCGCGACATCCTGGAGACCTGGTTCGACGAGTTCCTGGCCAATAGCGTTGAGCCCACGGGCGTGTACTCGATCTGGTTCGGAGTCTCGGTGGGCGTACAGGGGTCGGTAGACCGCGCCTTCGATCTGGCGAGCATTCGCAGCCCCGTGCCGCTGGTGCGGTTCGTGAGCGCCGAGCCGCTGCTGGGGCCCGTGGGATTCGCGCAGGCGCAGCGTCGGTGCTGCGACGGCGAGTTTTACAACCTGCTCACCGGCGAACCCCTGGGGCATGACGGACAACCGCTTCCGGGGCGGATTAACTGGATCATCGTCGGTGGAGAGACTGGGCCGGGCGCGCGGCCCATGCACCCTGATTGGGCGCAGAGCTTGCGAGACGAAGCAGGCTACTATGGCGTTCCGTTTTTCTTCAAGCAGTGGGGGGAGTATGTACCGGCGTGGGGCGAAAACGATCCCACCATCTGGCTCGATAGGTACGGGGGGATTGCGACCGATCCGCATGAGCTCAGCGATCTGGAGAACCCGATCCCAATGCGGCGCGTAGGCCGCCGGGCCGCCGGACGCGAGCTCGACGGGCTCGTGTGGGAGCAGTATCCCGCTCAGGTCACGCCCTAAGCCCACCTTCGTCTCTCACCGCCCCAATCTCTACGGTGGGGGGCGGTGAGAGGACGAGCACCAGCTAGCGCAGCAGTGATGGCGCGACGCAATGAGGGCCGCGCTGATTCGCTTGACTATTACCCAACGCCTCCAGGGGCAACGCGCGCACTCCTGGATTGGCTTGAGGGGCGTGGGCACGCGCTTTCGGAAGCAAGGGTATTTGAGCCGGCGGCTGGTGGCGGGCACATGGCCCAAGTGCTGGCTGAGCGTTTCGCGGAAGTGACAACAGCCGATATTGTAGATTACGGCTATCCGCTTAATTGTGTAGGTGATTTTCTAAGGGGGCAGTGTGGTCAAGACGCTGATTGGTTGATTACCAACCCCCCGTTTGTACTGTTTGATGATTTTGCGATCCGGGCCGTTCGCCAGTACCCGAACGTCGCGCTGTTGGCGCGGCTACAAGCGCTTGAAGGGCAGCGGCGCTTTGCTCGCTTGTGGTCCCAGAATCCCCCATCCGACGTGCTGGTGTTTGTTAACCGCGTTTCCATGGCGAAGGGCGGTATGCCGTGGGAGGTTGGTACTAGCCATTCTGCCGTCGCGTACGCATGGTTTGTGTGGCGCCAAGCCGCAACCGGGCGCGCCGCAATAGACTGGCTGCATTATTCCGAAGACAAACCGCTTCTTTAGCGACTTACCACCCCCGCCCCTACGGTGGGGGCAATGCCATGGACTGCAGACCGCTACCCCGACGCTATGCGCCACCTCTCGCCACCGGTGCGTAGGCGCGCCATTCGCATCGCCAACTCATTGCTGCGCAACGGCTACGGCGAGGGGGAGGCCATACGGATCGCTATAGCCCAGGCCAAGCACCAGCTGGCCAAGGGATACTACTTGGCCTACGACCCCAATGGGTTCGCCCTGGTCTTTTGGCTCGAGCCTGAGGCACCGCTCGCCAAAGCTGAAGGGGGATCGGACCTAGGCCCGAACGAGCGCTGGGTTACGCTCAAGCCCCATGGACCCGACCATCCCGACTATGTGCACGTCAAGATCAAGGTCAACCCCGACGGCAGCGCCCATGTGGTCTCCGGCCCAAAGGGGTTGCACGGCTTGCGACTGACGCGCATCGGTGGGAAGAAGGACGGCCGACGCGAGAAGGCCGACGTGCCCCCCGAGGAGATGGCGCGCCGCAAAGAGCTGGCGCAGCGACTGCAAGAGCACATCCAGGAGGCCCACCGCGCGGCCTTGGCCGCCGCCGCCCGCATCACCGGGAACCCCCACCTCGAGCGCTTGCTCGACGACGACACCCGTGAGCAGCTGCGTACGATCGCGCAGCAGGCGGTGGGGGAGGGCCCCGAGGCGAGCCTCGGGGCGGGCCTGGCCACCGCGCGCCACGTGCGCGCCGCTACCCAAGCGATCAAGCGCATCGAACGCCAAGTGCTCAAGCACCTGGTACGCGACCCCGATCTACGGAGCGCGGTCCTTGGCGAGCACGACGCAATCCAGCCGGAGGAGGTTCCCGGGGCGGAACCGACCCCAACCCCCAGCCGCGGCTACGGGGGGTCCATGCGCCAGATGGCCGAAGAGCACGGGCTCACGGATGAGGAGTTCGAGCGCGAGGCCGAGGACGCTTTCCAGGCCCGGCTCGCCCAGTACGCCCCCGAGGTGCAGGCGCGCATCCTGGCGGCGCGGGAGCGCATGCGGGCTGCGCAGCCCCTGGCGCGCGAAGCCGGCGCCGCCCTGGAGGAAGCGGCACCGAAGCCCGCCGCCCCCACCCCCGAAGAGCTGCGCCAGCATGCGGACGACGTGCGCACCTTCCTGGCCGCGTCCCGCAAGCTGCGCCAGCTGCAAAGGGCGAAGCGCCGCGCCCTGCTCGGGCATGACCCCGAGGCGACCGAAGCCGAGATCAAGGCCCTGGAGGAGGCCCAGCGCGCCGAGGACGGGAGCCCGCTGGTGGTCCACGCCGAAGAGGTAGACCCCGAGCTGGCCCGCGAGCTGCAGGCGAGGATCGCCGACCTGGCCAAGGAGGACCTGACCCGCAGCTTCCTCGACACCGTGCAGCGCGCCGCTGAGCCCGGTTGGAGCTACGGGGAGCTGCGGAAGGCCCTCTACAAGCACTACGCAGCCGGAGCCTACGCGCACCTGAGCAATGTGGGTCTGGCCGTACTGGGGCACGACACCCTGGACCGGCTGGCCCTGGACGCCCTGGGCCTCGACGCCGGGGCGAAGCTCATGGCCCACGCGCTGCGCCGCGGCCTCAGCGACGAAGAGGTGGCCAAGGTGCGCAAGGCCCTTGCGGAGCATCACGACCAGACCCTCGAGCCCATGCTCAAGGAGGCCATGGAGTGGGGCACCAAGGCGCTGGAGGCCGCCAGAGCGATCGAAATCCCGGCGATTACGGCCACCACCGACGCCCTGATGGTCATGGACCTGGTGCGCAAAAAGCGGCGCCTGCTCGAAGAGGCGTACCGCCACCTGGGGACCGCGCTCGGGAAAATGGAGGCGTCCGCCGCTCTCAACTACGCCCTGGGGCAACCTCCAAGCGACCACCTCGAGCTCGAGTTCGGCAAGAGCGCGCGCGAGGTGATCCCGGCGCTGCGGGCCCTGGGTCTGCAGCCGGGCGACTACACCTACGACTGGGAGGGCGACCGCTTCAAGGTGCGCGTCAACCGCGCCGGCATGGACCGGCTCACCCCCGAAGCCGATCCCGAGGAGCGCGCCCGCGCCGACCGCGTGAAGGCGATCAAAGCGGGCTTGCACGACGAAGCGGACTGGCTGCCCGCCGGCTTCGCCCGGTACCCAGCCACGGCCTTCGACCAGCAGGAACCCCCGAAGGCCAAGCGCTTGGCTCGGGCCCCCGACTTCAGCCGCGACGTGCGCGCCGGCCTTGAGGAGGCCATCGCCAGCCGGTTGGCGGACGGGTGGACCCCCACCGAGCTAAAGCGGCTGCTCACGTCCGCGAGCTTCATCCGCGACTGGGTGCCGCCGGAGAAGATGGAGGCGTACGACCAGCACCTTGAGGAGCTACTTCCGACGTGGGCGGGGGAAGAGGTCCGGCGCAACAAGCAGGGTGAGGAGTACCGGGTGCCGATCCCGGTGGACTACGACCGCCTCGAGGAGAAGCACCCCGAGCTGCACGAGCGGTTGCAGGGCATGGCCCGGGCATTCGTGGAGAAGGAGCACCCTGGCGAAGCCGACTTCTACAGCCAGACCGTTGCCGACACCCCCGAGGTGCGAAAGGCCCTCTACCTCACCGTCCTCGAGGACCCGCGCACTCAGGTGGCCCTCAAGCCGCTGGGCGACCTGACCCACCGCGATCAGCGGGCGATCCGCCACTACTACCTGACCGAGGTCTTGGGCAAGAGCCCCGAGGAGCTGGCGGCGCGCAAGGAGTCGGTGCGCAAGGCCCTGGCCGCGTACGACGCCAAGCACCCCATGCCCGACAAGTGGGGCGCGCCGTCTGATGGCGGCCTCTTCGGCGACCCGCAGCCCGTGGACCCCGAGGCCCCGGTGACGCTGCGCTTTCGCCAGCACGTCGCCGCCGACCCCGACCTCAAGGCGGAGACGCTGCGCGCCATGGGCCTGGGCCACGGCGACTACGTGGAGAACGACGACGGCAGCGTCACCCTCACCGAGGACGGCAAGGCCAACCTCCGGGGCAACCCCTACCCGGACCGGCTGGAGAGCGACCTGCCCCTGAACCCGGACTGGGTGCGGTGGCACCGCGAGCGGCAGCAGACGGCCACCGACGCGCTCGGGGAGCAGGAGGAGCTGGTCGAGTGGAACAAGTTCGTGGAGGGCCTGGGCGGGCCGCAGCGTGCGTACGAGGCCATCCAGGAGCACATGCGCGGCCAGCTCGCCAGCCGCTACGCCCACTACCACGCCAAGCTCACCGGCCAGCCGCTGCGCCTCTCCAAGGTGGCCAACCGCTGGGGCGAGCACTTGTGGGCCGTGCATGACCCGGCCAGCTACCGCGCCTTCAAGGACGAGATCGCCCGCCAGCAGCACGCCCTGCGCGAGCGCCAGGGTGGGAAGTTCGCCTACATGGGCGGGCGCGGCTCGCTCCTCGAGGCGTGGCGCAAGAAGAAGGAGGAGGAGCGGGCTGCGCGCATGGCGCAGGGGAGCCTGTTCGCCGGAGCGGGCGATGAGGCCCTGGACCCTGAGGCCCCGGTGCCGCACCTGGAGCGCCACGCCCTGCCCCCCGCCGTCGAGAAGCGCCTGGCCGCGATCCTGCCGGAGGTCGCCGGCAGCGTGCACTCCGGGATGAGCCCCGTCCAGATGTACCCCGTAACCATGGGGAAGGGCACCAAGTACGTCAAGCAGCAGCGGGCGATAAAGGCCATTATCGAAGGCCAGAAGCTCGCAGCCTTCCTGGGAACGGGAAGCGGAAAGACCTCCGTCGCCATCGGCGGTTTCACCGAGCTGCACCACCGCGGCGAGGCCCAGAAGGGCTTCTTCGTCGTGCCCTCGATCGTGCGCGACCAGTTCGGGGAGGAAATGGCGCGCGTGCTCGAGCCGGGCAAGTACCGCTGGCACGCGCAGGAAGCCGACGGCGAGCAGCGCCGCGCGGCGTACAAGGCCCGCGACGTGCACATGGTTGCGGTCACGCACCAAGCGTTCCGCGACGATATGCTGCGCCTCATGGCGGAGCACCACGGGGAAGACCCCGAGGCGTTCAAGCAGCGCTTCCTCGACGCCGACCTGAGCGAACGCCAGCGCCTGATGCGCGAGGCCCTGGACGCCCACGGCATCCCGCTGCACTACCTGGCCGTGGACGAGGCCCACGACGCCCTGAACCGCCAGGGGAAGGCGGAGAGCCTGCTAACGGCGGTGCTGGATACCGCGATGAGCCTTTCCAGGTACGGCACCCTCATGACCGGGAGCCCGGTCAAGAACGACGCTTCCGAGATCGGCGACTGGCTGCGCAAGCTGGACCCGAAGCGCTTCGGTGACCCGGCGGAGTTCCGGCGCCGTTACGGTGTGGACGCGCTCACCGCGCGCGAGGCCCTGAAACGGCTGGCTGACCGCTACGTCTACCACGACGTGGTGCCCTCGGGCGTCACCAAGCGGGTGGTTTGGGGGGCAGACGGCACGCAGGGCGACACGCCCAGCGGTCATGCCCCCATCCCCCTGCACCCCCAGCAGCAGGCAGGGCTCGAGGCCGTGCGCCATGCCTACCAGCGGGCCGTGCGCGCCCGCGACCGTGGCGACGTGGACGTGGACGCCCTCAAGCAGCTTTCGCCCCGGTCCTTCGAGGGCGTGCCCGAGGCCCAGCACGAGGAGATCGCTCGGCGCCTGAACCGCAGCCTGGGCGTGCTGCACGAGGCGGCCAAGGCGCGGGTGATCAACGAAACGCCGGCCGACCAGAACGCCAAAATCCAGCACCTGCTCAAGCTGGCGGACCAGCGCCGCGGCAAGGGCGGGGTGATCTTCGCCCACAACCGCCGCGCGGTGCACGAGATCGCCCAGGCCCTCGAGCGCGCGGGTCACAAGGTGGCCGTGCTGCACGGCGGCCACAGCGCCCAGGACAAGGCCCGCATTCGGCAGCGCTTCGATCGCGGCGAGGTGGACGTGATCGTCGCCTCGGACGCCGGGGCGACGGGGGCAAACCTGCAGCACCGGGGTGAGTGGCTGGTTCACTACGACCTTCCCATGACGCACAAGACGTGGGAGCAGCGCTCGGCGCGCATTGACCGGCTGGGGCAGAAGCGGCCGATCGAAATCCACACGCTGATGACCGACTCCGACCACGACCGCACCAGCCTCGAGCGCTTGGAGCGCAAGCGCCTGCTCGGGACGATCTTCCAGGGGCCCTATGAGCACATGGACGATACCGGCCTGGCGCTGCAGCTGCAGCTGGCTGGCCTCTCCCGCCCGGAACGTCCCCGGGACGACGACCCGACGCCGCCGCCCGTGCCCCCGCCACCGCAGCAAGGGGCCCTGTTCGGGTAGTCGGATTACCGACCACGACGGCGTATAAGGTGGGCGCCATGAAGGATGACGCCAAGCGCATACTGGCCGAGCTCCGCGCCGAGCTCGGCCGCGCGCGCATTGAGGAGGCCGCCGCCCGCGGTGCCGCCCGCGCCGTTGCGGAGCGGCACCAGGCCGCCGCCGCCGAAGCCGCCGGGGGCATCGAAGCGCCCCGCGGCAGCGCCCTCGAAGACGAGTACCTGGAGCACGTACTGAGACGCGGAACCGCCCGCGCACTGGAGGCAGCCGAATGACGCTACGCGAGATCTACGATCTGATCAAGGCCCAGGCCCAGGCCCTGTTCAACCTGCCCGAACCGCCGGCGAAGCGCACGCGCCCGCGGCGCTCCACTCGGCGCACCCGCAAGCCGAAGGGGGCACCCCCGGACCAGCCCGCCCTGTTCGGCGACGGGGGCAGCAAGCCGGTCGAGCAACCGGCGCTCCCGTTCGGGAAGCGCGACAAGACGCGCCTGAAACCGGTCAAGAAGGTCGTGCGCGAGAAGGGCGGGAAAACCCACACGCAGACCTACTGGGAGAAGGTGGGCGACGCGGAACCGGCGCCCAAGCCGGCCGCGCCGAAGCCCGAAGAGAGACAGGAGCCCAACCCCGGGGACGCGTTCCGAGCGAAGCTGAGCCAGGACCCGCACGCCGCCCTCGACGAGCTCGAGCGCGAGGTGGAGGGCCTGTTCACCACCCGCAGTGCGGCCGACACGCACCGCAAGAAGCTCCGCCCCAAGGACCTGCCCAAAGGCGACGCGCCCGGGCCGCGCCTGCAGCGGATGCTCGCCAAGCTGCAGGCCCTGCTGAAGGACCTGCATGAGGCGTCCAACTTCGCCTACGACATGGGCCGCCCCAACAAGCAGGTGGAGGACCTGATCCAGCGCGCGAACCAGGCCGCCCACAGCGTGGGCGCGGCCGCTGAAGGCGTGCGGGCCGGCGTCTTCGACGCCCCGAAGCCTGAGGCGGCGCCGGCCGAGGAGCCGAAGCCGAGTGCGGGGGAAACCCGGCCGGCCGTGGCCCCGGCGGAGCGGCAGCGCTCGCGCGATGCTAAGGCCCTGGCCGACTTTCTCGAGCGGGCCAACCTGCGCGAGTACGTGCTGAGCGAGGGCGATGAGGACGGCAGCTTTCACCTGCGCATTCCCAACCCGCCCTTTCTGCCGCTGGTCATTGAGCGTCACCCCGGGCCCGACCATGAGCCGCGGCTCTACCTAACCCACTACCGCCACGCCGACCCCGACGATCCCATGAGCGACCTCTACGTGGACGGGGAGGTCGTTTACAAGGTCAACCCCGACGGCACCCTCGAGCTCGAGGAGACGGCCGTGCACGACCCATTCCGCGGGTATGAGTCGCGCAGCCGCGACGCCGACTTCGCCCGCATGTTCAACGCCAACCTAGTGGAGCACGGCTACCACGAAGTGCCCCGGGAGCGCTGGAAAGGCAAGAACGTCCCCGAGCTCCCCGTCGAGGCCCCGGAGCGGAGCGAGGAGGCCCCGGACACCCTCCCCATCGAGCCATCCGAGCAAAACCTGCAGGAAGGTGCCGAAAAAACCAGGATGTTTGCCGACGGCGCCCACGCCTACCGGCTCAAGGGCGGCCGCTGGCACCGCATGGATGAGGAGCCGGAGGCGGCCCCCAACGCTGCGGTGCCCGTAGAGCCTGCGGAAGCGCCCGCAGAGAAGGCGCCGACTGAAGAGCCCGCACCGCAGGAGGACGCACCACTCACCCCCGCTGAGGAGCCCAAACCCGCACCCGAACCCGAGGCTCAGGAAGATGCCCAGCCGACGCCGGCGCGCAGCCGCGGCCTCGACTACTCCAAACCCTTCCGCCAGCTGCTCGAGCACCTGCCCCGCTTCGGCTTCGCCCTCCTGCCGAAGGCGACGGTGGCCCAGCGCACCAAGGCCAACCAGCGCGCCGTCGAGCTACTGGAGCGCCTGGAACGCGAGCAGCGGGAGCCCACCCCTGAGGAGCGCGAGGTCCTGGCCGCCTACACCGGCGAGGGCGGGCTTTCGGGCGACCTGAACGCCCACTACACCCCCACGCCGCTGGCGGCGGCGATGTGGGCCTTACTGCAGCGCGTCGGGGGCAAGCCTAAAACGGTGCTCGAGCCTTCCATGGGCAACGGCGTCTTCCTGCACACCGCCCCTCAGGGCACCCAGGTGACGGGCGTCGAGCTTTCCAAGGTGTCCGGCGCCATCGGCAAGCTCCTGCACGAACCCAACGGCCACCGGGTCTACCCGGGCATGGCCTTTGAGGATTACAACCTCGGGGAGGGGCAGGAGCACACCTACGACGCCGTGATCGCCAACCCGCCCTACGGCATCCGCGGCAGCCTGATCACCCGGGGGAAACCGTGGCTGGCGAAGGCCGAGCAGTATTTCATAGACGCTTCGCTCGACCGCATGAAGGACGGGGGCGTCGGGGTTTATCTGATCAACCCCGGGCCGGTGGAGAACCGTAACACCCGCGACTTCCGCACCCGCCTACTGGCCCGGGCTGAGGTGCTGGGGGCGTACCAGCTCCCCTCGAGCGTCTTCAAGGAGTCCAACTCGGGTGTGCCCCCCGTCGTCCTGGTGGTGCGCAAGCGCCCCGACACCGACGGCATGACCCTGCTCCGCCTCGTCCAGCGCCACGGCGAGGAAGCGCTGCATCACGCGAACGTCCTGACGGGCGCGGCCAAGGACTTCCTCGACGGCAAGCTGCACTTACGTGAGGAAAACCTGCTCGGCGAGTGGAGCGGCGAGACCACCTACCATGGCTACAAGAAGATTGAGGGCGACCTGGATCCCGAACGGCTCGAGCGCCTAATCAATGGAGAAATATTTGCTCAACCCGTTGACATGGATGCTCTCGAGCAAACTTATGGCGATGAGCTCGAGTCCGCCCGGGCATGGGCCCAGAGCGAAGCCTCCGATCCTGAACGCGGCCGCGTTCAGGAAGGTACGGTTAGCGAGGATGGCCGCCTGGTCTTCCGCAACCACCGCTGGCATACGATCCAGGGTGAGGACCCCCGCCTTGCGGCCGCCGTGGACATTGCCAAGGAGCTGCAGGATTACGTGCACGTCCTCAACAATGGGTCCCCGGCCGACGCTGAGGCGCGGCGCAAGGCAGTGCTCGAGTCGCTGCAGAGCTATCTCGAAGAGTATGGGAACCCCCATGAACACCTAAAGGGCGACATCAAGCGCATTCACAACTTGGCGCACCTGATGAGCGCAGTCACGCCAAAGGGCGAGATTGCCGAGCACCTGCAGCGCCCCGTGACCGCTGGAGGTGACGCGGGCGATGTGGACTATGCCGACCCCCACGCCGTGGCCGCGCACCTCGCGCGCCAGCGGCGCCTTACCCCGGCGCGCTTCGTGTCCGTGCTCGTCGGGAGCGAGCACTGGAACACGCCGAAGGCCATCGAGTGGCTGGCCAACAACGGCTACGCCCTGGATGAGTCGGGCCGCTGGATACCAGAGGACGAATTCTATGTGGGCGACGTGTACGAACGCGCCGAAGCGCTCGAGGCTGCGGCCCAATCGCCCTCACTCTCGCCCCAGGAGCGCGAAATCCTGCGCGCCCAAGCGCAGACGTTCCGCGAAAAGCTACCGCGCAAGTCCATTGAGGATGTGGAGATCACCGCGCGCGACATCTACGTCCGCCCCGAAATCGTGGCCGAGTTCATTCGCGATGTGATTGATCCCGGCGGAGAGTATGAGGTAACGCGCACGGCGACCGGCGTCTTTGAGGTGCGGGACCACTACGGGCGCGACCTGCCGGCCCACGTCCGCGAGTTCGCCAAGTACCTCAACTACGACACCCCGGTGCGGCGCCTCACCCCCGAACAGACCCGCAGCATGACCCAGGCGGAGCTCGCGGCGCTCAAGGCCCAATACCGCGAGGACGCCCGGCGCCAGGAGAAGGAGTACGCCGACCAGTTCAAGGCGTGGGCGGCGAGCTCGGACTACCGGGAGGAGCTGGAGGAGCACTATAACCGCGCCTTCAACAGCTACATCCCGCCCAAGTACAGCGACCGCCCCCTGAACATCCCCGACTGGAAGGGGCCGCCCCTGCACAGTTTCCAGACTGAGGCCGTGCGCCATGCCCTCGACACCGGCAGCTCGATCATGGCGCTCGACGTGGGCCTCGGGAAGACCTACGCGGGCATGGCCCTGGCCCAGATGCTTGAGCATGAGGGGCGCGCCCGCCGCATCATGCACATCATGCCCAAGAGTCTCATGGGCAACTGGCGCAACAGCTACGCTGAGCTTGGCAGCGGCCGCTGGTTCGTGACTGGAGGCTTCGCCCTTCCTGAGGGGGCGGATGAGCAGACGGCTACTGACGCGCAGCAGGTCTACGACCTGCTCAAGCGGCGTGAGCTGGGGACCTGGAGCGAGCTCGAGGCCGAGAGCAAGCTGCCCGCCGACCGCTTCCAGGCGGCGCTGCGGGCCCTATCCAAGGCGGACGTAGCGCGTGGCATCCCCGGCGAGCACGTGATGGTCATCGGCGAGACCTTCGACCCCAAGAAGAAGGTCTGGCGCGAGGACAAGATGCAGGATGTGGCCACCAAGCTCACCCGCTTGGCCGCCGATCCCTCGATTACCCGCGTGCTCATCACCCGCGACAAGTTTTCGGCAATCCCGGTACGCGGCGAAACGCTGAAACGCTATGTCGAAGACGATGTGGTGCGCGCCCGTGAGTTCGAGGAGGCCGAACGCGACGCCCGTAAGAAGAAGAGCGCGCGCGACTGGGTGGCCAAAATGGAGAAGGCCATGGAGAAGGCCACCTCCAAGCTGTTCGGCGACCAGGTGAAGGCGGTGCACTGGGAGGACCTAGGCGTAGATGCCCTGATCTCCGACGAGCACCACGCCTACAAGAACTTGCATGCTGCCCCCGCCAGCTTCGGCGAGACGCCCAAGTTCCTGGGTGCTGGGTCGGAGTCTCAGCGCGCGGCCGACATGCTGATCAAGAGCCGCCATGTGCGTGATCGCAATGGTGGTAGCGGCATATACGCACTAACGGCCACCCCCACCAAGAACAGTCCCCTCGAGGTCTACAACATGTTGCGCTATGTCACTGACGCCGTGGACCGCCTCGCCCCCACCCCCAAGGCGTTCATTGACCGCTACGCCGAACTAGGCAATGCCCTGGTGGCCACCCCCGGCGGGGTGGAGATGCGCACAGCCGTGCTCGGGTTCAAGAACCTGGGCGAGCTACGGGGGCTGATGAACCGCTACATCTTCCGGCGCACCGCGCAGGAGGTGGGGCTGAAAATCCCCGAGCGCGAAGACCATGAGCATATCTTCGAGATGCACCCTGAGCAGCACGCAACCTACCGCGACTTGGCCGCTGCCGCTGAAAGGGCTGCCGGAGACCGCGAGGCGGAGGGCGATGCCCACTTCTTTTCCTACCTCGCCCGCATGCGCTTCCTCACCCTCGACCCGGCCCTCTATGACCCGGAGTCGCTGGGGCACTTGCCCAACCCGCGCTTCCAGAAGGCGGCTGAGATCACCAAGAGCGCCCTCAAGGAGGGGGGTAAGGTGGTCATGTTCATGGACCTGGGCCAGCAGGCAGCCGGCGAGAACCCGGCCGAGGACATGAGCAAGGAGGCCCTGCAGCAGTACGCCCAGCAGCACGGCTTGCCCCATGAGGGCATGACCGAAGCGAAGCTGCGCAGCTTAGTAGGCAAGCACATAGACGCAAGCAGGACCAACGCCTACGAGCGCCTGAAGCAGCACCTCATCGAGGCGGGCGTCCCCGAAGACCAGATCGCTATCGTGACCTCAAAGACGGCGAAGAGCTCGGCGGCGCGTGCGGACATCGAGGCGGCGTTCAAGGCCGGCAAGCTGCGCGTCGTGGTGGGCTCCACCGGGGTGATCGGCGAGGGTTTCAACCTGCAGACCGGCACCACCGACATGATCCACCTGGACATTCCCTGGGACCCCGGCACCTACTGGCAGCGCCTCGGGCGCGCGGTGCGCCAGGGGAACACCCAGGAGAAGGTGCGCAACCATGTGCTACTTGCGCGCGGATCGGTGGACGCCATGACCTACGGCACCATGCTGGGTAAGAAGGGGTGGACGGACATCCTGTGGAACAGCACCGAGGAGCGGGCCCGCAACGCCGACGCCCTCGACCCGGAGAACGACCCCTACACCATGATGCTCATGCAGACGGCCGACGACCCCGACGCAGTGAAGAAAATCCTCGAGGAGCAGAAACAGCGCCGCCTCGAGCAGGCCCGGGTCGCGGCACGCCAGGCCAGCCTCGGGAAGCTCGAGCAGGCGGCCATTCTGCACAACTCGCTCCGCAAGCAGCGGGGGCTGGTGGAGCAAGCCAAGGCGCACCTCGAAAAAGCGCATGAGGACGCCGCGCCCGACAAGATCGCCCTATGGGAGAAACGCCTCAAGGACCGCAGCGATAAGCTACAGCGGCTCGAGGGCGAGTGGCGCAGTCGCGTTGAGGCCCTGAAGGGTGACGAGCACATCGAGCCCGGGCACATCGCGGCGCTCGAGTCGGGTCGCCCCTTCATCGTCACGCCGACGGGTGCGGTCTTCGTCGAGGGCGGCGTGGTGCGGCAGACCCGCGGCGACAAGAGTGCACCCTACCGGATCGTCGGCGTGGATCCCGTGACCAAGACCGTGAGGCTCCGGCCGCTGGTCCCCCTGCAGAAGTACGGCGACATCGCAGAGGCGAAGAGCTACAAGGCAGAGGACCTGACCAAGAAGAGCGGCCTCACGGTGACGCCCGAGGTGGACCAGGAGGAGCTGGCCGCTGAGCTCGAGCGCCGGCTGGCGCACGCCGGCCCAGCAGGCCTGCGCCAGGTGCATCCCGATGTGGTGCGCCGCCACCACGATGCGGTACAGCGCGGCCTGGACCGGTGGACGCGGGAGAGCTATCACTACGGCGGCTGGGTGGTGAACCGGGAGGGCAAGCCCGAGTTTCGGAAGCCGCCGCACGACCGCAAGGAGGGGTTGCTCCAGGAGGGCGAGCGGATGCTCACAAACACCCCGGAGGATGTGCGCCTGTGGCAACAGCACCATGGGGACGATGAACACAACTACGACCGGCTTGCAACCCTCCCCTTCGCTCACAAACCCCAGTACGGGCGCCGCCACTACCGGGCCGAGCCCATCGAGCCTGAGGAGTACCTGGTAAAAGCCCCGCTCGTGGAGATCTACCGTAAACTGATAGGGAGGATGTGATGAAACGCAAGGTGGACCGCAAAGCGCTCGCGGGGGTGGTGCAACTCTTGCAGCAGGATCCCGCCAGCTACAAGAGCTATGGCATGTACTGGTGGCCGCTGAAGCGTTGGCTGCGCCGGGAGGTGGACGAGAAGACGCTGCCCCTGGTACATCTCCCCCACCCTCACGATGAGCCCGAAACCGTGGCCCGGCTCGAGGCTCTCTATCCCGATGAGTGGTCGCTGTTCATGGCTGCACTACACCACGCCGAGCAGAAAACCTTGTGGGGCGAGCGCTATCAGGGACACAGCTACTGGCCGGCGGGTGAAGGTTACGTCCTGGACGACCCCGACATGGGTCCGGCCAACACTGTGGGCGCATAACCACCGACCGCGACGGGCGCTAGGGTGCGGGTATGGAACGCACTCTAGCGCCTTCGTTCTCCCTTATCGAGCTCGCTCTCTACCTACTTGCCAAAGCGCAGGGCGCCCATGCCATGCGCGTTCTTCCCAGCGGCCGCCTGATGGTGCGGGTCAAGACGCCTCAGGGTCGGAAGTGGGTTCCCCATACCGCCCCTGAGGTCGAGCAGCACATTGACCAGCACCTGCATCCAATCGCGGAAGATGCGCATGCCCGGGCCGAAGCCCACCTTAAAGAGCTTATGCGGGGGCTGAACGTCGAGGTGGGCGGCCGGATCAAGGAGCCCTACAAAATCGCCGAAAAGATGGGGCGGCCAGGCAAGCAGCCGCGCCATTTCAACCGCCTGGGCGACACCGTGGGCCTGCGCGTCACGGTGCACGATCCCGCGCACTTCGAGGAGGCCCACCGGCGCCTCAAGCAGTTAATGACTAACCCCCACCCCCACCTGAAGATCCTGGATCATGAGGTGCATGACGGTTCGCGCGACGGCTACCGCTCGGTGCATTTCAACGGCATTGGCCATAAGGGGCAGCGGCTCGAGGTGCAGCTTCGGCACCACTGGCAGAACGTTTGGGCCGATCACGCTCACGACAACTTTTACAAGGACGACAACCTGCGCAAGCTGGTGCCGGACCATGAGCGTGAGGCCGTAAAGCGGGAAGGCGTACAGTACATGAAGCAAGTCAGCGACCACCTGCACGCCAACGGTGGCAAGATCGGCGAGGGTTTCCCCGAGGCACCGCCGCGGATCAAGAAATACGGCCTCGAGTTCCCGTCCCACAAGCTGCAAAACTAAACTTGCGGCATTAACGGCTGTCTGATATACTGGACATGCAGAGAGGGGGTACGGAATGAGCAAGCGATACAGCTACTACCTGGTCACGCGAAAAGGCGACGGCAAGCCGGTGGACACGGTTCCCGTCAACGGCGACCGCCGGAAGGTGCGCGCCAAGCTGTCCAAGAAGTATCCCGTGACCGACGGCTACGGTATCTCGCTCGTGACGAGCGACCGGCCGCTCGACGACCCCCACCGCTTCGCCAGCAGCTTCGACGCCTTCAAGTCGTAGGTAAACGCGGTTCTTGCGCATGGGGCCGTCCGTAAGGACGGCCCTGCTTTAATCCCATCCGTCCAGGAGTTCACGGGCCATGTCCTCAGCCCATTTTGCGTAGATCGCGGTCGTTTGCAACTGCGAATGCCGGAGCTGGCGCGCGGCCGTGTTCAGGTCGCCGGTGCGCTGGTAGATGTAAGTGCCACAGTAGTGGCGCAAGGCGTGGTACCCCTTATAACGCACCCCGGCCCGCTCGCACAGCGCCTGCAGGCGGCGCCGAATGCTGGCCGGCGTTCGCCACGGGAGCACGTGCTCGGCTTCGGGTTCGGCCTTACGCAGTGCACGCAGCGCCGCGCGCAACCCCTTGGGAATGAGGACGCTCGCCGTCTTCCCCCCTTTGCCGTCGCGGATCGTGATCCGCCGCGCCCCCAGGTCCACATCGTCCCAGCGCAGGCGCGCTGCTTCGGATACACGCAGTCCGCCCTGGGCCCCGAGCAGAACCATGGCGCGTTCGGCTGGGTTCGCCTCGCGGGTTAGCCGCTTGATCTCGTCGTCCTCATACGGGCGCCGCTTCTCATGGCGCGGGGTCGGGTCCCGCACCGTCGGCGCCAGGTCGAAGGGGTTGGCATGGGTGGCCCGGGCCCACTGGAGCGCCCGGTAGAAGGCGCGCACCGCCGCCCGGCGGTTGTTCACCGTCGCGGGGGCGTGCCGGCGCTGCAGGTGCCGCAGGTACTCGGCCCCCAGGTCCTCGGACGGGTCGAGCACCGCTTCGGCCAGCAGCTCGCCCTCGAGCCCCAGCCCGGCCAGGTAGTCAAGGAAGCTGTTCAGACCGGTTCGGTACGTCCGCAGGGTATGGGGGCTGGTGGCCGCCCCCGCCCGCCCCCAGGTCATGAGGTGGTGCTTGACCAGGGCCCACAGCCCGTCGCGGTCCCCCGCCTCGAGCATCGCCCGGACCTTCTCGGCCCGCCGCTCGGGCTTGACCGCCCCCCACGGAAACGCCTCGCCTCGGTAGCCGCCTCTAGCCATGTGACCACCCTAGCGGCCAAGGTGGAAGGAGGTCAGAAAAAACGGGTTCCGGGCCCCGCCGCGTGTGCCGATAATTGACATTATCGCGCATGCCCCATGATACCACGCGGGAAGCACGTATTCATCGGCTACCAGAAGACCGCGCGTTCTTTGCCCCCTAGAATGCTTTGCTCCGGGGGGCGGTAGAGGGTAGGTGCCGCCAAAACTTGCTTGTTTGGGCGTCTGTCTGATATATTAGACATGCAAGGAGCGAGAGATGGCCAACAAGAAGAGACTTTACCTGGATGACTTGAGAACTCCGCCGGCAGGGGAGGGCTACCAAGTCTTCCGCACGGTGGTCGAGCTGCAAACATGGATTGAGGCCAACGGTCTCAATGAAGTGGAGGAGATCAGCCTGGACCATGACTTGGGTCAAGACATGCCGACCGGTTACGACTTCATCAACTGGCTCGAGCGGTACGTAATCGCCCACAACTTGCGAGAAATGCCTCGGATAGTCAGCCACTCGAGCAACCCTGCGGGGCGAGCCAACATCGAGCGAGCGGTCGAGGCGATACGCAGGTGGATAAAAGGGGGTGCAGTATGAAGGTGCAAAATGGCCGGTGGTTCAAGCGGTTAGATGTAAGCGATGAGGCGAGCGGCGCTGCATGGGAAGACATGGGTGTTCCGGGACGGGTCGTGAACGCAATGCGTAAATACGGCTACCCGCTGCTAAGCAACAGCCTGAGTGCCGAGCGCGTTGAGGCCGGCCCGTGGGACAATGGTCGGCAGCCAATGGACGAGTCATGGTATGAGGTGCTGGCCACACTCGAGTTCCAGGGGCGCGAGGGCAAGATTGTGGTAAAGCTCGCCTCCAAGGATGCTCTATTGCGTGATGCGTTGAGCAACCTTCTCCCATTCGCTGTCTATGGAGTACCCGATCGCGTGGTGCTCCCTCATGAGCGCCCGTCAGACGACAACTTCACTCTGAACCTAGCCGCGCGCTTCATGAGCCTCAACTCCGATGCGCTTACTCCGCGGTCGGGCGTGGAGGTGCAATGCGCGGTTTCCGACGGTGACTCACGCAGGACGGTGACATGTGGTTATAGCGTTGTGGACTTTGGCGAAGGGCATTTCGGCCAAGTCTGGGAGGAGGCCGGGTTCTCGAGCTCTCGCTGGGTAGGCACGGTGGGTATCCCGGAAGTGGTGGTAGATTAACACGCGGCGTGGCAAATATTAACACACCCCGTGAGCGCATTTCGCTCACGGGGTGAGCGTTTTGAGACCTTACACGCCGAGGCCCTGACCTTGTAAGGCTTGGCCCCGTCCGCGCATCCAGGCCGCTGCCCTACCGCTCACCCCTCTAGGGTGGCAACGTGGAGCGCACCGGGATCATCGTACAACTACCCCACATGGCCAAAGCCACAGATGTGGACGGGCGCCGCATCGTCTACTTCGAGGCGTCGCGTGACGGGGTGGTGGATCGTGAAGGCGACATCGTAGCCGCAGATGCGCTATGGGCGTCGCGCAAGGTCTTCCTAGAGCAGGGGAACCTGGACCTCAATCACTGGTCGTGGCTCGGAAACCCAATCGGGACCGGCGCTCGGCCGGAATACGTCATCGGCCTACCCCTCGAGGTCAAGCGGCAGGGCCGCTCGATTTACGTCAAAGGGGAGATTTTCTCGAACCGGACGCCCCCGCCACCGGGCAGCGCCGGCGACTGGGCCAACTGGTTTTGGCACTCGATCACCCAGATGGACCCGCCGCAGCGCTGGTACCCGTCGGTTTTTGGCAGCATTAAGGCAGTAGAGCACGACACTGTGCGTGGCAAGCGAGTCCGGCGCATTACGGCGGTTGAATGGTTCTCGGTCGGGTTCGCACAGCGCGCCCAACACCCTGAGCTCCCCCCGGTTTCGACTGAACCCATGGGGCCGCTGGCAAAAGCGGTGCAGGTACGCCCCGATGAAGGCGCGCGTGCCGGGGTAGAGGTTATGGACCTGAGCACATTCGCCAAGGCCCTCACCGTGGGCGTGCCCGTAACGGACAGTGCCGCGAAGGAAGGCGTGCAGGCCATGACCCCCGAAAGCCTGGACCGCCGAGTGAAAAAGATCGTTCCGTACGAAAAGCTGCGTGGGCGGGTACTGCGCGCGATCTTGCGGGGCAGGGTAGCCCCAAAGCGCGCCGTCATTGCCCAAGCCTTTCAGAAACTGGGTTGCGATCCGGGAACAGCGCGTGAATATACCGAACGCCTGCTCCTGGAAGCGGCCGCCATGCATCCAGACGGCAAACGCCGCTAGGGTGCGGGCGTGAAAAACGACGGAGGTGAACATGGCCGACCATGAAAAGCTGCTCCAAGAAGGCGAAGCCGCCCTGGAGCGGGCCGCTGAGCTCCTGGCGAAAGCTGCAGACCCGGAGCTCGACCCGGCCACGGCTGACGAAGACCCCGACAAGGACTTCGACGGCCTGGACAATCCCGAACCCGTAGAGGGTGACGGTAACGCCGGAGAGCAGCCCGATGAGGACGGCGACGACGACTGCCCCGAGGGTGAGGACTGCGAGAAGGATGAAGAGGGCGACGAGCCCGCAGGGGAGACCACCGAAGAGAGCGTGCCCGAAGAGGGCGAAGACGAGCCCATGGCAAAAGCGGCCGATGGGTTCGTGGACGCCACGCCGCTGCTCGAGGCGATTGACGCCAAGCTGGGGCAGCTCGCGGAGCTGACCAAGCGCGTGCAGGCGCTCGAAGCCCACAACAACGCCCTGGTCAAGGCCCTTGTGGCCCAGAACGAAGGGCTGGGGGCCCTGGTGAAAGCGCACGGCGTGCTGGCCGACGACACCCCGCGGCGTCCCAAGTCGCGCCAGGTCTCGGTGCCGACCTCTGCGCCCAAGCTCGACCGCGAGACCGTGATGGCCAAGGCCGCGGAGATCGTGGACGATCCTGTGCGCATGGGCATGATCGAGCACTACTACAACATCGGCAACATCGAAGGCATGCTGCAACATCTAACCGCCGAAGAGCGCGCCAAGCTCGCCGGCTAAGCAAGAGGAGGAACCTGAATGTACGGATTGGGAGAAGGTGGAGTCGTAAGCGGCGCAGGCATCCCCGCAGGGGGTATCCAGACCTTTGAGGACTGGAATGCTTTCGCCAAGGCGATCCAGACCTCGACCTATGAGACCGACCACAGCCAGCTCACTGGCGTTGGCGGCCTGCGCGTCGAGAGCCTGGAAGCAACCCTCAAGAAGATCATCGAAAAGGAAGAGTCGTTCAAGCTCTTCCGCGCGCTGAAGCGCCAGCCGGTCACTAGCTCGGTGCATGAGTACACCGCACAGACCAGCATCGGCGGGCAGCCTGGCGGCGCGTTCAACTCCGAAACCGGGCCGATCAGCTCCGAGGTTGGCGAGTACGACCGCCGGATCACCTTCGTGAAGTACCTCATGACCCAGGCGCAGATCAGCCATGTGGCTTCGGTGCAGAAGACCATCGTGCCGCTGAAAGCGCGCGAAAACGCCAATGCCCTGCTGCGCCTCAGCCGCGCTGCCAACTGGTCCATGTACCAGGGCAATGCCGCTGTCGCACCAATGCAGTTCGACGGCATCGAGGCGATCCTGAGTGACTTCCGTGGCGGTAGCAACATCCGCGACCTGGAGGGCTCGAGCGACGTGGGTGCCATTGTGGACACCATCTTCGAGTCGTTCGCCACCGCCATGGGCGAAGGCAACTTCGGGAAGATCACCCATGTCCACATGGACCCGATCACCCAGGCCGCTCTCGACCGCTACCTCGACCCCGCCTTCCGCGTGAACCTGGACAACAACCCCGCCGGTCTGCAGCTGGGTGCTCCCGTCAAGGCGATCCGCACCAGCTTCGGTGACGTGGCCACCGAACAGGACATCTGGATCGAGGGCCCCGAGAACGCGAAGCCGGCCTACGCCAAGTATGGCAAGGTGCCCGACGACGCCCCCGGCACTCCGACCGTCAGCGCAGCCGCCAACGCAAGCGCCGGGTCTAAGTTTGACTCGGACAAAGCGGGCACCTACTACTACGTAGTGGCCGCGATTGACGAGCGCGGCGTCGAGGGCATTCCCAGCACTGCGGTTTCGGCGGCCGTCGCTGCCGACGGCAGCGTTACCCTGACCATCACCCCCAACTCCGACCGCAAGCAGACCGGGTACGCCATCTATCGCTCGACCCAGGATCCCGCCACGGCCCCGGCCCTCGCGGACTACCGCCTGGTCAAGCGCATCCCCGCCAACCCCGATCGCACCGCGACCACCGTCTTCGAGGACAAGAACGAGGACATCCCCGGTAGCTCCAAGCTCTTCCTGCTCAACCGCGTGCCGGAGGCTATCGAGTGGATCCAGCTGCTCCCCGCTACGCAGTTCCCCCTCTACCCCACCAATGCGGCAATCATCCCCTGGGCGGTCCTGCTTTACGGCGCGCTGCAGCTCTCGATTCCCAACCACCACTTCGTCATCAAGAACTTCCTCCCGCCCCTGGCGAAGTGGAAGCCCTTTAAGTAAGCCCTAGAGCTTGCTTGTACGGCCGTCCAGTAGGACGGCCGTTTCTGTTATGCTGGATGTGTCATGGAATACAGAATTGAAGCTACTCAACCCGCCGTAGTGCAGTCGGTGCGCGAGCATGGCCACCACATGGTCAACGGCCTCAAGTTCGAGCTGAGGGACAACCGGGCAATCTCGGAGCCTGCCAATGACCAGAAGATCAAGACCTTCCAAGGCGTCACGGGCTACCTGCTTGTGCGCGCTGAGGAGCCCTACGACCGTGTGAGCGACCTCAGCGGCGAAAAGATCGTGCTGCGTGATGCGAAGGAGCCGGAGCCCGAGGCCGGCACCGAATCGGCGCCGGAACCGGCGGCCCCGGCCCCGGAGGAGACCACCGTGTCCGAGACCCCTGCCGAACCGGCCGCTCAGGAGTCCAAGCCGAAGCCCAAGCGCAACACCCGGAACAACACCCGGAAGCCGAAAAAGTAACGTCCACCTGACCGCCTCGAGGGGTAGGGTACGCCCATGCCCCTCGAGACTCTTTTGACGCCGGCGTACATCCGCGAGCGCTACCTGCCCGGGCTGCCGCTGCTCGACTCGCAGGGGCGCCCGCTCCCCGACGACACCATCACCCAGCGCGTCAAGGCCGTGGTGCGCGCCTTCGAGCGCAAGTACGACATCCGCCTCGAGCCCAAGCGGATCAAGGCGGGGCGCTATACCTTCGATGGCGAAGACCCCAGCACGATAGACGAGCATTTCCCGGGCGTGGACTGGCACCCCGACCAGAACCGGGACCACAAGCACTTCATCATGAAGCTGCCGGCGGGCCCCATCCGCGAGATCGAAAAGGTGGGCCTATGGATGCCCGGCATGCGGGCACCGGCCGAGTTCCCCAGCGACTGGATTGAGGTACGGCCGCGCTCGAGCACCATCCGGGTCTATGTAGGCACAACCCTGACCTACGCCATCCCTCAACTCAGTGGCATCATCATGAACCTGATCGGCTTCAATCGGCCGATCCCCGGAGGCTGGCACTTCATCTACACCGCAGGGTACGCTGAGGAAGACCTTACGGGGCGCGACTACGACCTGCTCGACGCTTTAGGCAAAGCCGCGGCGCTCGAGGTCCTAACCCCGGGGAGCCTGGACAAGCACTTCGCCGACGGCGTGACCTCGCGCAACGTGAGCGTTGACGGCCTCTCGCAGACCCTAAGCCTGACCAACACGCCCAACTCGCTGAAGTACCAGGCCCTCATCGCCCGCTACACCGAGGAGCTGGCGGCCTGGGAAAAGACCTTCTGGGCACGCAAGTCGGGTATCCGCTTCGGGGTGGTGTAACGTGGCCCGGTACGACCACTTCCCCATTCCCGAGATCGAGCCCACGTGGTTCGACACCCTGCTCAACTCGGGCCTTACCTACCGGATCGTCTACCGCAAGGCCAACCTTTGCCCCTGCCAGGATGAGCGTGGCGGCGGCCCCGACCCTAAATGCCCCGTTTGTCATGGTGTGGGGTACACCTGGGAGCCGGTGCAGTACGCCGAGTATACCGACACTCTCACGCACGTCGCGGTGGGTACCTGGGGCCTCGACCAGGCCAGCTCCGCCGAGCGCCTGACCCGTGGGGGCGTCCAGGAAGTGCTTGAGGTGCGGGACGCCGACGGCAACACCTATGATCCCGCCACGGAGGTGGCGCTCGAGCCTGATGGCCGCGTGCGCTTCGTCGGAGGCCGCGAGCCCGGGCCGGGGGTAAGTTACGCGGTGCGTTACCGCGCGCCCGTGCAGGGTCGCATGCACGCCCAAAGCGCGAACAAGCGGCGTATCTGGGCCGACCGCGGCGAGGTGCAGGCGGGCGACCTGATCGCCTCGATCCCTTACACCCTCGAGGACTTAGCCACGCCCAACCCCGCTTGGCACGCCGGGCCCCATGACCGCTTCATCCTGATTGATGAGCGCTACCGCTATGAGCAGCGGATGCAGCGCGACCGCAAGGAGCAGCTGACCTTCACCTGGGTGCACGCCGTCCTGCGGCTGCGGGCCTATGAGGGCGGCAGCATCGTGGAGTACACCACCCCCGACGACTTCGTGATCACCGACGGCGAGGTGGTCTGGCAGGCCGGCCGCGGCCCGGCGCCGCGCACGCCCTACGTACTTGAGTACGAAGCCGCCCCGGAATACTACGTGCTCGACGGACTCACCTACGACCGGCACGCCGGCGGCCACAGTCTCCCCCGCCGCCTCATGCTGCGGATGTGGAACAACTACCCCGGCCGCGGGCGGTAGCAGTTCGATAATCACCCTTATCGCCTCCGGGCGTCTGGGTGAAAGTACAAGGGTCGTCTGGATGAAAGGACGGCCCTTAATGCTTGCGTGCTTTCTTGCATGTCCGGTATAGTGGACACATGAGGAAGAAGACGCGGCGGAAAGCGCCCGACACCGGCTACCGGCTGCACGTCGGGGACGCTATGGATGTTCTGCCCACCCTCGAGGCCGGCTCAGTGCATTGTGTCGTGACCAGCCCGCCCTACTGGGGGCTGCGCGACTACGGGCTCGAGCCCCGGGTGTTTGGCGGGGACTCGGCATGCGCCCACGAGTGGGGCGCGATGGAGCGAGGCAAACGGCGCGATCTCCTGCCGGAGGAGGTGAGCGAAAGCCGATCGCGGCTGGGAACTCACCAGGAGCAGCACCGCGCTCCGCAGAACGGGGGCCGTTTCTGCCAACGCTGCGGTGCCTGGCTGGGACAGCTGGGGCTCGAGCCCACCCCCGAGCTCTACGTCGAGCATATGGTGGCGGTGTTCCGCGAGGTACGGCGAGTGCTCGCCGACGACGGCACCCTGTGGCTCAACATCGGAGACTCCTACGTCACCGGCGCCGTCGGGGACAGCCTCAAGCGCAAAGACCTAGCGGGCATCCCCTGGCGGCTGGCGCTGGCGCTCCAGGCCGACGGCTGGTATCTGCGCGCGGACATCGTGTGGCACAAGCCCAACCCAATCCCCGAGAGCGTGCGAGACCGGCCGACGCGGGCCCATGAGTACGTATTCCTGCTCAGCAAGGCACCGGCTTACTATTACGACGCCGACGCGATCGCTGAGCGCGCCATAGGCGGCCACACCGGTGCGGGTGCTACTTTCCGCCGTGAGGCTAGCAAGCGCGGTGCCGCCCTCGTTCCCGGCCAGGCGCGCGGCACGCACCGTGCCGACCGGCCGGAGGTTGCCTACAACGGCCCAACCCGTAACGCACGCAGCGTGTGGACGATCGCCACCAAGCCGTTCCCGGGGGCGCACTCCGCCGTCATGCCGCTCGAGCTCGCCGAGCGCGCGGTG